ATTATGCAAAACTCGGTTGCGATAAATGTAGACCATGATCACAAGCTTGGCGTAAATCACGAGTGTGTTGATGCAAGTGGGCAGCTGCAAGTCAATTGCCCGGACGGCGCCAACGTGCCGTGTGTCGTTGTCGATCAGAATGATTCGACCAACAATCCCGTTGCACTAGAAATTCAGAATGCAGGGACTGGTGATTCAATCCTTGACGACAGCGGTGCAAAGCTAACTGCTGCCGGAGTTTTCACGGATGCTTCTGACGTTGCGTTAAAGTCTGACATTGAGACAATCCCTTACGGTCTTGAAACTGTTTTGCAGCTAAGGCCCGTTGGTTACGACTACAAAAAAACCGGCCAAGCAGACATCGGCTTTATCGCTCAAGAGGTTGAGCAAATTATTCCCGAGGTTGTTTTTGGCGAAAACGGCAGCAAGTCGATGTCTTACGGGCATCTGGTTGCTGTCTTGACCCGCGCCCTGCAAGAGATGCATGGCCAAATCCAGGAGTTGAAAAATGGCGACTAAAACCTTACACACCGTCCAGGTGACTATCACTAAATCAATCGCTGACAACAGCGTAAGCGCATCATGTCAAGCAATTGCAACGCTACCTGAAGTGGACAACACGCGCTTCGGCGTTAACCTACCGCTTGAAGGCGACGGCGTCACATCGCTAATTGACAGTGCCGTTGACGCGCTAAAAGCCAAAATGAGCGAAGGCGGCCACACCGTCGAAGACGCAACGGCAAGCGAGGACTAACGTGGATCCTGAATCGGCACTCGGCGGGGGCGTTGTTGCGGCAATCGTTGTAGGCATGCGCCTGGCCGAAAGATTCAGTGACAAGCGAAACCCAAAGCATAACGGCAATGGACTTGCATCTAAGCTAGCGGTTAACGAGGAAAAGCTAGAGGCGTTAAGCGACAGGGTTGACGATGTAAGCGACAAGACGCGTGAGGCGTTGAGCAATACGTATGAGATTATTCGCCGCATGGATATCAAAGACGCAGTAGAGCGGGATAGGAGAGAACGCGATGATTCAAGGCAAGACTAACGGCCTTAAGAGTTCAGAGTTCCTAATGACATTATTAGGTATGATTGGTGGTTGCCTCTGTGCCATCTTCTCCGATTCCCAGTGGGCTCAAGTCGGAGGGCCTATCCTAGCTGCTGTTTGTGGGGCTAGCTACTCTCAATCCAGGGCTACAGTAAAACGAGCTCTTGCATCTGCGGAGGCTGTGTCTCAAGTAAAAAAGTCGCCGGAGGAATAAGAGATGCCGTTAAGTCGAGGAACGCGTCTAACGGTGCTTTTGATCTCGGCTTACGTGTTCTCGGGTCTAGTGCTTTTGAAGTACGCGCCGAAGCCTTTGCAGAGATTAGCGGAGAAATTACTGAAGGGTTAAGTGCCTTTGTTGATGCAGGCATAGAGTTGAATGAAGGTTTAGATTGGCAAACAACGGCAGGAATAAAGTGGAGGTTTTAGATGCTGCCCCCAATATTAGCCCAGAAGAAGGCGATGGGTTACCCTGTCTTCGACGGACAATACGATCTCAACATTGTAGGTGTGAGAAAAAAAAACGGTGCGCCAAACAAATTCGACGACATGTTAACCTGCACGTATCGCCAGGGTGGCCAATGGATGGCTCATTACTGGACCGCTACTACTGATCCTGGTCAGTATTACCTGCTAAATCCTCTACAAATAAAAGGAACAGCAATACTCTGCCCTGGCCATTACCCGGGAGTATGGGAGATTGGCTTACATGCTGGCAAGTATGAAGCACTCTGCCAAAGAGGAGCCGAAGTTACCGTATGGAGAGATGCCGACAGGGACAACCAGGCAGATATGAATGGACCAAAGGACACTGGCTTCTTTGGAATCAATTGTCATAAAGCAGGTGAAAGCAGCTCAAGAGTAGATAGATGGTCTGCTGGTTGCCAGGTATTGGCTAATGAGTCAGACTTCGATGAGATGATGAGGCTTGCAAGAATGCAAATAGCTACACTCGGCTGTGAGTCATTCTCATACACGCTACTTGAGGAATGGTAGATGGCTGCAAAGAGAAAAACAAAAAGCAAAGTCAATCAGTCTGGCAACTATACAAAGCCAGCTATGCGTAAAAGGCTTTTCAATAAAATCAAAGCAGGCGGAAAAGGTGGTAAACCAGGCCAATGGTCTGCAAGAAAAGCTCAAATGCTGGCTAAGCAATACAAAGCCGCTGGCGGAGGTTATAAAAACTAATGCAAAAAAAAATTAAAAAAGTAATCAAGGGCCTAAAAAAAGCATCAAAGCTGCATGCTTCACAGGCTAAGACGCTTGAGGGTATTTCCAGGAAAAAGAAGAAGGTTTCCAAGAAAAAGAAGAAATAGATATGGCCCTTAAGAAACCACAGAAAAGCCTTAAAAAATGGGGCAAGCAAAAGTGGAGAACTAAATCAGGTAAGCCTAGTACTCAGGGTCCAAAGGCTACTGGTGAAAGATATCTCCCGACATCTGCGATCAAGTCTCTCTCTGCTTCCGAGTATGCTGCCACATCAAGAAAGAAAAGGGCAGACACTAAGAAGGGCAAGCAGCATAGCAAGCAACCAAAGAAGATTGCTAAAAAAACCAGGAGACACAGGAAGTGAGTTTTTTAGTAGCAAACTTACCCCTTGAGCCTGTCTTTGTAAGGAAGGAATTCCTTTACAATGGAAAGAAAGGCCATGGAGAATTCATGAAGGGTTACTGGGTAAGCGTTAAGGCCCAGAAACATCGAGCTCTTTTGTTTGAGACTTTACTCGAGAATGGCGCTCTTTATGACAAGCTACCCATTGAGGCCTTTGTCCACGACAGAGAAGGCGATTTTAGGTTTGAGCAGTCTGATCTTGCTCTTTGGGATATTGATACCTGGTTTATTACTACGATTGTTAAAGACGCTCTTAGGCACCTTGACGCAAAGGTAAGGATTGGGAACGAGCTAGTTGGCGGTACATACATTTGCACTGTAGATCAATGTGATGCCAACGGAGAGCTAATGCCAACATGCGCATCTATACCTAAAGAGCACAAGAGCCAAAACATACTAGCCCTAGAGAATGGCCAATACTGCTCAATGCCTAACAACAGAATTCTCTGGACTGAACAAAGTCTAACCAAAGTACAAGGTCCACCAGACTTTGAAGCATGCGAAGAAGTATACTTTTCAAACACATTAAGGAATTACTGTCATGATGAAAAATGGTTCTATGAAGGCGATGAAGAGCAAGCCAATGAAGAAGGTAAAGAAAAAGGCAAAGAAGAAAACAATGCCAAAAAAGAAAACCAGCAAGAAGATGGGATACTAGGAGATAATAAATGGCAGACTACGCAAAGCTAGAGCTAGAAGGCACCTACTCTACCTTTTCTACTTACAAGTCACCAAAGGTCTCATTTAATCCAGCAGAATATGCAGTAACACCAGATGAGTTTATGCACATGGAAGTGCAGGCAAATACTGGAGGAACTACAGTAACGACAAGCCATCTTTCCTCGGCAACAGCAGTCGTCGTTAAAAACAATGACTCAACAAATTACGTTACAGCAACATTCAGAAGTGCAGGAAACAGCACGAATGACAATGTGATAAGAGTTCATGCTGGAGGATTTTTAATTATCACAGACTTCACAGTGGCAAACAATCTTGCTCTTGTTGCGAATAGTGCTGCTGTTGACTGTGATGTTTTAATCTTTGGAACATAAAATGGTTGGCTTGTATTTCATATGTGGAATTTACATGTGTGCTTTAGTTTAAGCGGCCTCGCCAGGCAAAAAACAACATGACAAAAAATTGCCTGACGAGACCTACAAGGGGCGGGTAAGGAAAGGTCCACCCCTCGTTAAATCGTGAGTGCGGCTGGTTAAGCAGGCTCCCGGGGCCCATAAACATTTAATCCTGACTTGGAACCGCAGCCGGGGCATGAACCTGGAAAGACTTGCCCGGACAATTTATTTAATCAATTAAACCTATTTCAGAGAGCGTCTCAGCGTCCTCGTCGCTAAGATGATTGACATATCTTTCTGTGTATCTGTCTCTAGCGGAGTAGCGTTCGGCCTCAGCTTTAACTGCCCCAACTCGTGCCGAACGGTCAAACCTTTCATCTTCTCGAACTCTTTTAACTGACTCTCTAGATTCGAGATTGACGAGCACTTCACCTGGGCTATAGATTTGCCCTGGCGTGTCTCTTTCCCTAACAATCCTATAACCAAATCCCCTGTAAAGAACTTCTTTATGTGAGATAGCCAGATCTTCACCAAGGATATTACGAAGTGCATCCCTCTCAAGACCAACGGCATAGCTAAACGCCCCAGTAGTAAGAATGCCCGTGGTAAAAATAATAAGATAAACAATAGCGTTGATTGGGTGGAACCACCACATGATTGCAATCTCTGAGTAACTAGGCTTTCTTGGTGGTAATTGATGTACCTGTTGTTCTTCTTGTTCCATTTTTTATTCCTCATGCTTGTTTTTGTTTTTAGATAGCTCATATCTTCTGCTTGATTTTTTCCATGTCCAAGTTGTTTTTGGTTCTAAACACGCTTTTTCTTTCCACTTTACAGAGTAGCCTTTACTTATTTTTTCATAACAAGGTTCAGACAGTCTCTTTGTTTCGTCTACAGTGGATATATATCTATCTTCAGCTTCTTCTTTTGTTTTCCCAAACTGGGTAATTGTTATTGAGCTACATCCAGAATGCTTTTCTTTAGCTACTGGAATTGACATCCTCTTGTTCACATATGCTAGTTCCCATGCTTCCATTGTTTCCCCCCAAGTAAGCACGACAAAGTATATCTATAAAATCATCCAATCTCATTGAGGCTATTGGTTCCCCTCTATCCCATTTGCATATTGCTACAGCAGTTTTCTCTGACCCGGAACTTCCGGCAGCTTCTTCTGCTTGTTCAAGCGCTGCTTTGATGTTTGGCCTTTTGCCAACTTTGCACTCGACCCAGATTTCTGGGCAGTCGACATCGGCCCTTGTGTCCCCACTAAAGCACTGGCCTGAGCTTCTTGTGGTGTTTTCCCCGAAGACTCTTTTGAGTTTGTTGGCAACGAATCTTTCGAACCTGGCACCCTTATTTCTACTGAGCTTCCCCATGTTCTCCTTAGCCTCGCTTCCTGTTCTTCCCTGCTCATTGGCCATTTGGATATGGCCTTCATCCACGTTTTATCTCCAGGCAGTCTAAACTCACTTACCATTCTTTTCTGCCCTGTAAGATTTTTCTCCGATTTCGACAAATGCTCCCCCGCTTGAAAGTCCCTCCCTGATTCTATCAAAGATCCGGGTTCCATATCTATCCCTGAAGTCTCTTGCATTCAGGTTAGTGGTAATTAGGGTCTTGCGAAAGTTGCTGTATCGCTCATCAAGGATCTCATCAAATCTCTTCTGGGTGTATCCTTTGGCATCAAGGTACTCCACTCCAAGATCATCAATAACCAGATGAGGGACAACAAACAATTTCTCGAGCTCAGATCCATTCTCTTTGTAATCAGAGATTCTTTGTATACGAGAAGAGGAGTACCATCGGCGAGTCTTGGTGGTGACTCTTCTTTTGTCATACTCTGTTCGAGGGTAGGTTAGGATGCTGTACAGCCAATAAGCTGCTGCGGTGCTTTTGCCGCAACCTTTGTCTCCAGACAAAACAAGACACCAGGCGTTATCATCAGATCCATGAAACTCATCAACACTTTTAGTTGCATAGGTAGACTGAAAAGATGAATGAAGATTCTTCAAAAGTCTTTTTGGTAAACCCTGAGATGAAAGCAAGTCAAACTTAGAAACACTTTCAAGATCCATTTCAAACTTTGATTCATCTACAATCTCAATTCTTCCATCGTTCTTGAGACGCTCATAGGCGCTCATCACTTGCTCACTAATCGAAGTCAAGTCTTTGCTTGCCATGCTTAAACTCCTTGCTGCCTGCATGGTTTCCTTTTTTGTTTGGTGTTTTACCACCCGCTACTTCAATGAATCGTTCTACTTTTTCTTGGTTTCTAAATACGTAGGTAAGACCATGGCCGCCAGGGTTGCTGCTGTGCCACTCATCTTTCAAGTTGCCATCAATTGCTTTGTTCAATTCCGAGACAGAGAACCCGTCTTTTAGTCTTGCAATGATGAGCTTGAATGATGGGTGACCAGCAACAACGTTACGGCCCTTCCTGGGGTGAACTTTTTGATAGTAGGAAAGAACCTCAAAAGCATCTTGTCGAAAGCGATTCTTTGCAGGCATAGCATCTAGCTCATCAAGAATATCAATGATCATCTGCACGCCTTTTCTTAGCTTATCAATTTGAGACTTTGTGATTCTTACCATTGCTCACCTCAGAATGGGATTGTTTGTCTAGCTTCCTCGATTGACTCTACCATTGCATCAATAGCTTCCTGGTCTTTCTTGATAAATCGTTGAACGTCAAGATAAGATCCATCTTTCTTCATGCTTACAAGGCCATGCTCAAGAACAATGTCCCCAAATTCATCCTTGTACTGCATTGGCTCATCAGGGTCTTTGCCCTGCGAGGAGCATAAAGAATCATGCTTCCATCGGTTATGAGATTCAAAATAACACCAAACCTTATTTGTGAATGGTTCAGTATTATCTGGATTAGAAAGGGAGATAGTAAGAACAACTCGGCGACGAGCACCTTCTTTCATTGAGCTGTCCTCAATAGTGCTGTCTTCATGCCAAGTGTTATCACCGTTAATATCCCACTCAAGATCTGCCTGCTGTACCTCGTAAAGGTAAACTCCAGGCTGAAAACGGGTGTTCATTTGTTTTGCTTTTGACATACCTTCTGGTGGTTGTACTAGCATGCAAGGTACTCCTTTGTGTGTTTGAGATATTCCTCAAAGTTTAGTTTGATTTCTTTTGGCATTTCATAGCCAGCTCGAGTACCGGCCTCTTTGCCTGGGTGACCCGAAAATACAATGTGTCTGCCTTTGTTGGCCTGACGTGCCTTACCTTGAACAACTCTGAAGTCATTCGTGATGTGGCCTATTTGATCTGCCCAGTTGTGTAGCTGCTCCCATGCATAGCGAGAAACAGATGGGGCCGTTTTCTTGAACTCTTCGCCAAGCTCATCAGCCCCTTTGTGCAGACCTTCATGACTAAGAACAATGATATTCATTCCTCGCTCATCTCTGATCTGATCAAGACAAGCGAGTAGCTCGGATATCTTCTGACCTGCTTCAACTGGTCCTTTGAAGTAAGCCATAAAGTCTTTTTTGTTATTTGAATATGTATGCTTAAGAACCCACTGGCGAGATAAGTGCTCAACTCGGTCGATAGTATCTACAACCAAGGTTTTCATTTCATGGGGTGATTTAAGTACTTGATCACAGCATTTCATGAGCTCATCCCACGAAACCAAAGGAGTCCTTGGTATCTTGGAAACATTTAGGCCAGACACACCATCTTCTGCTTGAATAAAAATGGGAGATGGAAACTTGCTGGCAAATGTAGACTTACCAATCTTGGGTGGCCCGTAATAGATTGACCTAGGTGGCTTTATGCGGAGCTTTTCATCTGGTAAATTAATTTCAAATCTACTCATGTGCTTTCCCTGTAATCAAGTTCTTGAGAGTTAGAACAATACAACTCATGAGCATCGTCATGAAGCTTGTCTATCACTTCCATTGTGCTTGTGTGTTTTCCGTAAAGAACCATCAATGCGCTTAACACTTTGCACACCTCGTCTATGTTCTTTGTGAACTTGTTCTCCTGCTGTGATCCCACCAGCAAGGCTAGGGCGCTCTGATAGTTCCGGAGAAATGTGTAGAGGTCCTGGACCGACATGGTAAAACTCCTCTGGTGATGGCTCAGCCCATCTGAATCCATCAAACCCGCTGTAAGATTGGTTGCTTTTGTTTGTCCTTGTGGACTGGCTTTTTCCTTGCTTTTTTGCGCTCATTTCTTTTTTCTTTCTCTGCTTCTTTTAAGTCTTTTCTTGCCTCAGAAAGGCGTAGCTTTAAGTGTTTAATTTGCTGCTCCATTTCAAGTACTGGTTTATGCCAACAGTTTCTGCATATTGTTGTATATGTCCCAATCCATTCGTAGTCTTCTTTGACAAGAACATCATCACATACACGACATGTTGAAATTTCCATTTTAAGATTCTCCAATTATTAGTTTAAAAGATTTATCTGCTTGCCTTGCGGCTCGCAGGATAATGCTACGGTCATTCTTAAGGGCATAAAGCCAGTTCTGACAGTAGCTCGCTTGGTTGTCGAATACGCCTTCAACGCCTGTGTAATGGCAGAGGAATGCACTACCTAACTCTGCTACAAGTTCCTCTTCAGAATACTTGTGAGAGTCCCTCTTTAGTGAGGCAACGCTTTCGCGGTTAAGCCTAGATCCATGACCAGTCGCATGAGATAACTCATGGAATATTGTGCTGTAATACTCAGCATCTGATTCAAAGGATTTTATTTCAGGCATAAAGATTGTATCAACCATTGGAGAGTAGCATGGGTTATGATTGCCATACCTAATTGGTAGTTTACCTGCCCATTCTGCAATTATTTCTTCAGCATTCTTGTTGATGCATTCTTCTCTGTTTTCTTTCTGTTCTGAGATCTCAAATCCTTCAATTTGTTCAACGTTATAAACAGGATAAAATCTTTGAAAACGGAATGATTTTTCCGTCTCTTTGTTTTTACCAGTTCCATAAAAAATAATAGGAATGTATCTCTCACCCTCTTTAACCTTCATGCCCATTTGTTTGATTTGATTCTTGGTTACAAAGGATGGCTCCTTGAATCCTGTAACCATCGGATGAGTAAGCAGGGCATTGGCACCTGAATATGGACGACCGCTAATCAGGTTCTTGGATCTTGCCGTTTTCCATGTCTTTCTCCATGGAGCCACTCCCGCTTCAAGAGCCTCAATAATCTTGCTCGTTACAATTTCTTGTACCTTCTTACTCATTTCTTTCCTCGCTTCAGTTCATGTTTTGGTCTGCGGCTAATTTGCGCAGCCAGTCAAACTGACTGCGTTCTAGATGTCCACAAAGCAGAAATGCCAAGTAGAGCTCTTCCTCATCAAAGACGGGTGCCTTATAAAGGCCGTCATCAAGGATTACGGTGAAAAAGTTTTTAAGATCTTTGACAGCATTAAATACTTCGACCGGATAACTTTCTATTTTAGATGGATCTACTTGAGCCATCGCATCTTTTTTACATCTTATGATTCTTGCTGCTCGTTCGATATGAACCGCAACAATATCTTTCATGCCACCTGCTGTTATTTCCAAAGTTAAATCAGTCAGCTTCGCTGGTACTTTCTTCGACACAGTTATCATTCTTTTCCTCATCGCTGTTTGAAGGTGTAAAGTAGGCTTGATTTACTACCGCTCGCTCGTGAACAGTAAGTAACTCTCCTTGCTGCATCTTTATTAAGATGTTTTTCATTGCTCCCATTTTATCTGCCATGTCCTGGGGTGATGCTCCTTGCAGTAAGGAGTCTCCCTGTAAGTGTTTTGTGCTTCTTGGCTGTTTAGTTTTTTGCGACAAACCCAACACTTAGTTTTGTCGATGCGGGATTTGTAGTAGTCAATTCTTTCTTGTTTTTCCTTTGGGTCTTCAGGTGGCCTGCTTTTTTCGTAAGACATATTGCGCTGCCATGTCAGCATATAGTCTCTTTCTTTAGCCATCTGTGACTCCCTCAGCTTTCATCATCTCAAGGTCAATTACTTTACGTAAGTCCCAATGTGAGACTCCGTGAACAAGCATCAAACGCTCAATGGCCACGCATAGATCATGATAGAGACAGGCTTTGTCATAAGCTTTTGACTGATCTTCACTGTCTTCCATTGCTCCCAACTCCTCATAGATAAAAAACTAGGGCCCGCGTCTGCTGGGCCCCAGTTGAATGGTTGCTGCAGGCTGTCGCCTGTTGCTCAGTGTTTCAACCGTTAGAAGAAAACGCTATCTTCAGAGCAAGAAACTGCTTGTTCCTTGAGGGGTGGGTTTTTGTAGCGAGGTTCTTTCTTGCGAACGTTTACCCTACTCCCGGGCATCGGCAGGACATCAAGGACGATGTTCAACGAGCTATCTCGGTTCGTAAAGGCAACCCCAATGTTAATCCATTTTGTGCCAGTGGCATGGTCCACCAGTGAAAAAACATCATGGGTTGGGTAGGAAGTTCTAAGAGTTTCTTTGTTTGCTTCAGGCATAATCGCCTCCTTCTTTGCTTCAAGTTGTTTTTAGGATACTACATCAAGATAATTTTTAGAAACCTTTTTAGCAGATTTTCTTTAAACATATTTTTGGGATTTAATTTATCCATTAAATTCCTTGCTCCTTTCTTTTTCATTTATTTGTTCTTTCTGAGGTACAACACTGACTAGTTGATGGCTGTGCATTGAGCTCATCATGGATATGTGCTGTTCGATTTGTTTCTGGTTCCAACCCATCTTCTTGTAATAATCGTTCATTTTTCTATCCTTTCATTTTTTACGGAGGTAAACTTCTCCGAAGTCATCGATGACTCCCCAGTCCCAGAACGAGCCAACAACGTTCAGGTCTCCGCTTAGGTTTTTTACGTCCAGGCACTGACTGCAAGGGCAGTCTTTTATACCGTAGTTGGTAATGCAGTACCTGACGCCTTCGTTGGTTATTTTGACTGTTGGCGAAGAGGGGTGATCTGTTGTTATTTCAGCAAATCCACGCTCAACCAAACGGTCAGCTACAAACCTGCTTCGCCTTGCTTCGTGGACTAAGCTGTTAATCGTTTCCTCATAGAGAGACTTGAACTCTTGGTAGAGCCACTTGCTGACTCTTCCTGCGTTCTTGATTGAGCCGTTTCTTTTCATGGATTTACTTTCTGTAAAGATTTTTCGCTATGAGAGGTTTTAGCGCACGACGACCCCAATGCTCCCCAGCGAGGGCAGCGAGCGATGAAGGAACTTACGCAATTCGTTTTTTTTGTTTTCTTTTTTTTATTTCGAAAACTCGAAGAGCTTTAGTTCGTTTTGTTTATTTCCTTTTTTTTATTTTCTTTTAGAGGAGCGAACATAAAAAAAGGAACCCCCGAACCCGCGATAGCGGGCCAGGGGATGTTGGAAGAAGCTTAGAGGAGCGGGTCGGTGTCCAGGTGATCCATCACCCAGACCCCGTTGCACATGCGTCCGTACGACGCGACATCCTCCGCAACTGCGGCGAAGTGCGCCCCGACCTCGCTGAGTCGGTTAGCCTGGACCTCGTCGTAGTCCTCGTGCACGGCGTCGGTGACGTCCGGTGCCGGACAGTCAATCCATCGCGGCTCGGGATCCTGGGGCAAGTCCGCCATGTCCGGGGTCGGAGCCTCACGACCGTCTTCCGTAACGTCTCCGCGTGATACCCGGATGGAGTGGACCGCAGCCAGCTTAGCGTCAGCGCCGCCGTCTGCGAACCAGTCGACGCCGTGCGCGTCGCAGGCTGTGTGTATCTCGCGCCAAAAGCGGCCGTGTTCACCGCTAGGCTTGCGAAGAGCCTGCTTGATTTCCTTCCATGCTTCCTTGCAGGCTTCACCTGACCCTGCGGGAGCCATTTGACGCTCAAACATCACCTGGATGGTGGCTACCACCTCAATGAATTCGAAGGCAATGGACAGGCGAGACTGGTCAAGAGGCGCTGGCTTGTGCTGGCCAGTTGTTGCAGCGGACAGTGCTTTGTTGGACATCTTAGCGCCGTGCTTAGCTAGTAACTTTTGAGTCAATGACATGTTGTCTTCCTTTTTTGAGTGTTACGAAACCGTAAGTTTTGTTTATGTTTTTTACGATTTCTTCTTGAATTAAGTGAGGCCTTGCAGACCCAGACGGAGGAGGACGGTCAAGGATTAGAAGGCCCGATTAAGCGCCTGATTGGCTGTACTCAGCCAAGCAGTCGTGTGGGCCTTCGTTAACCAGAATCAAGAATCGATGCAAAAGTACGGTACTCCGTATCTTTTGTGTCTATTCGCAGAGGCTGGCGGGCGTACTCGCCCGTCCTTTACCGCCCGACGACGGCTGGTAGACTCACGCCGATTAATTCGAGAGATAGAGATAGATAGAGCACAGGAGTGTAGGATTAGACCTTCCTGTCACAACCCTACGTCCGATTCCGAGGCAAGGCGGGCGTACTCGCCTGCCCGGAGTGTTCTGAGCTGGTAGCGAATCTAGGGCCACTCGTAAGCCGGAGGCGTCGTTAGTGGCTCTGATTCTAGCGGGTAATTCAGCTTGATAGTATCCCGGAGAGATGCAGGTAGCTGCCCATGGACTCGTAAGCCTGTACTCAGGCGTCGTTAGTCCATTGAGCGGGCCTATCGACTAATGAGGCATGCAGATCCCGCGAAGAACATTGCCAAGGTTCTCGGACTTGCGGTGGAGAGAACGTGTGGCCGAGTGCAGGACTCGTAAGCTGTCGGAGACATTGTACTCAATGGCTTCGGGAGCGTCGGTAGTCCTGCTCGAGAGTCGCAGGTTCTCTAGGGGGCGGGGGTGTCGGATCAAACGTCGCACGTTTGCCCCCGCCGGGTAGGCGCCGCCGGAGGCATCGTGAGGGCAACGCACGCCGTAGGGTGGGAGGGTGGGAAGTGACGAACGTATCCGGGCACCTTTTGTGAATTAACCGAACTGTTTTGATCTGTACGAAAGGTTAAAATACCAAGGAATACAGGGAAAACATGGGAAAGTTGTTTATTTTCGTGAGGTGTAATTCACTCGCGGAGCGACCAGGCCGAGCGATGAGCGGAGGTCTGACGGCCCAAGGAATGACAGTGGACATCCGCTACTGCCGGTTACAGTGCAATATAGTCAGGGGGTACCCCCCAGAGAGCAAAGTCAATAGAGTGTTAAATACCCTCTACGAATTTTTGCCTAATTTTCGTTTATCGCAGTGCGTTATCGAGATCCCTCAAGCACCCCCCCTCGGATTGACCTAAAAAGCCCGTAGGATTGGATACCTATATTGTGCTGCAACGGTGAGCTACGCCCGTTGCCCTTGCCGATATCCAACTGGGTAATGTCTTATCGTTAGGTACGAAACGGACAGAAGGGCGACAAGGGTTGCGTGTCCGCCTAAAGGGTGACCCGTTGGGTCACTGGCGTCTACTCCGTAGCTGTGGGGTCTTTGTATTCTAGCTTTGACTTGCCTGTAGATCAAATCATCGTCTAATCTTTTCTTATGACAGCTACAAAAAAGACTAGAGCCACTGGTTCCTACAGCGTAATGGGGCAGAAGCCTCAGATTGTTCAATCAAGAGACAAGCATAAGCTTTGGGATGATTTATTTCACATAACAGAAAGCCAGATATCCCTTTTAAAAGACAAGGTAGACAATAATGGCGAGCTAGATAATAAAGATATGCAGAAATTAGACAGTTGTTTCGGGGGTTTAAAGCGATTGTTAGAGATTGAATCGCAATTAAAGTCTGATGCTATTGCTAAGATGTCGAATGAAGAGCTGGAAAAGCTCGTGAAAAAGGCACTTCGGGAAAGGAAGGCAAGCAATGATTAGAGGAATCAGACCCATTGACCACGATTTTGTCTATGATTCGTGGATTAGATCTGTGAAATGCCCCACAAAAGCAGTAACTGCTATGACTAGGCACCTCATTGATAAAGTTATTGAGGACGAAAAAGTCCTTATTTACTGCGACCGAGACGATGCTGACCATATTTTAGGCTGGATTGCCTATGGCCAGATAGAAGAAACAAAATTACTGCACTTTCTTTTTGTTAAAAAAAGCTTCAGAGGTAATGGTATTGGCAGTGAAATGCTCAATGAGGTATACCCTGACACAGTGCGTAATAGAGATAACCCTGTTTTTTGCTCTTATTGGTCCTTTCATATGCAGAAAATGGATGCTCGGTCTAAATGGCACACTCGTTTTGTAAGTAGTCTTCTTCCTGCTTTTATATTTGAGCTTATGTCTTCGCCTGAAGAGCAAAGAGTTGCTTATGGCTAAGACCAAGCTGCCAACGATTAGCCTTACTAGTCGAGAGCTTTATGAGGCTTTTGTGTCCAGGTCTGGCCATACCGGTCCCTCTAAGAACAAAGCCCAGCGAAGATCTGAGCATAGCCGAATGCTCAACATGACTCGTAACTTGTTTAAAGAGCAGCTTGATTTCATTAACGACCCTTCAAAGAGGAAGGCTGCTATATGCAGTCGAAGAAGTGGAAAGAGTTATGCTGCAGGGCGTTATTTAATCAAAGAGGCCCTTGAGAACGAAGGCACCATGTGTGTCTACATTGCTAGGACAAGAGAGGCGGCTAAAAGGATTTTGTGGGCTTCCCTTAAGGAGGCTAACCAAAGATTTAGGATTGGTATTAAGTTTAATAATGCAGACCTTGTAGCTACCTTTCCTAATGGATCTCAGATTCTTTTTACTGGTGCCAACGATGCAAGTGACGTGGATAAATTACGCGGTGCAGCATTTTCCTTGGCTGTTCTTGATGAAGCTGCTTTTTTTAACATCAACTTACGCGAGCTCGTAAACGAAGTTTTAACTCCTGCTTTGCTTGATAGAGACGGCGCACTGGTTTTAATTTCTACGCCTAATAGTTCTTGTTCAGGATTTTTTTATGACATTACTGAAAAGGATAAATACAGCTTTTCAGTTCACAGGTGGACAGTTAAAAATAATCCCTACATGGCGCACGCTGTCAGATCCATAGAGGCTGACATCAAAAGTGGGGTTCTTGACCCAACTGATTCCTCCTATAAGCGCGAGTACTTGGGACTCTGGGTAAGAAACGACCAAGATATCGTCTACGAGTACTCTGAGGACAACTTGCTTGAGGATACTCCCGAAAGTAATGACTGGGAGTTCGTCCTCGGTATCGACCTCGGTTACCATGATGCTACCGCCTTTGTCGTCGCTGCTTGGTCACCAGATCATCCATTCCTTTTCTTCATTGATGAATACAAGCAAACCAAGATGCTGACTTCTGAGGTTGAAGAAAAAATCCACGCATTTATGGGCGATTATGATTTCTCTTCCATTGTAATGGATACTGGCGGTGGTTCATCAAGAATGTTGCTTGAGACATTCAAAGAGCGCTCTGGGCTACCAATTAAGCCAGCCAAAAAGTCATCCGACAAAATGGGCATGATTAAACTCATGAACTCAGACATCAAGAACGGTGTAATCAAAGTAGCCAGTGGAATGGACCTGCTAAAAGAGTGGGACAAGCTACAGTACAACAAATCAAGAACAGCAGAAGATAGAAGGTTTGATAATCACCTTTCGGATGCCGCTCTTTATGCTTGGACAGAAAGTCGTCACTTTCTACATGAATATGAGGGATCGGGACCCGAAGTGGGTACAAAAGATTACTTCAAGCAGCTTGAGGAGCGTATTGCTGATAATCTTCTTGAGAGAGACAGCCAGGATAAGTATGATCCAGATCTATGGGGAATTGGGATTTCAGAAGAAGATCTGTGGGTAAACTGAGGAAAAAATGAGTGAAAATAGTCCTTCTACAAAAAAACTGAAAAGTATGTTAAAAATGCTTTCAGAGCATAATGTTGCCAAATACAAGGACTCGGAAATTGAGATTCAATTTGCGCCCAATATGGATTTCCTTAAAGCAGCCGAAGAGCAGCCAAAAGAGTTTAACTTCTCTAACTATGACGCAGCACAGCAAAAGAAGATAAGCGATGAATCTAAAGACGACCTTGGTTTTACGGAAGAGGATTACCTTTACTGGAGTGCTAATAACTCATGAGCTACGGAGTATACGATAATAAGTTTTGGTGGCAGGCAGATAGTGAGCCAGCCGATCAAATCTCCAGCTTTATCTCTGTATTAAGAGAGGAGCAGGAATCTTTTTACTCTGAAGCTGCAACTCACTCAGGCCTCTATAATGGCCAGCCTGTAAGTTACAAGGGATACATTGCATCAACTGGTTATGCCATGATGCGTCAACCTCGACTTACTTTTAACATTATCCACTCTATATGCCAGGCTGCTACTGCCAAGATTGCAAAGCATAAACCTGCAATTAGTTTTTTAACTGAAGGCGGTGATTTCTCTCAGAAGAAAAAAGCAAAGAACTTTAACAAGTTTATACAGGGACAATTTTACTCTCTTGATATTTATCCATTAGCTCAAAAATGTTTTCTTGATTCATGCATTACTGGAACAGGAATTCTTAAGGTTTTCTCTGAGTTTGGCAAAGTAAAGATTGAGCGTGTCCCTCTTCATGAGATCACAATTGATCATTATGAGTCTGAGTTTGGCTCAATGCCCCGGCAGATGTTCCAGACTAAAAAAGTCTCAAAGCATGTTTTAGCTGAGATGTTCCCGGATAAAAGGGAAGAGATTCTGATGGAAGTCATTGAGTCTCAGAACGATAGCTACAGTGATAATACTCGAGACAATGATATGGTGTTTTGCCATGAGGCTTGGCACTTGCCCTCTGGGCCAGAAGCAAAAGACGGCAGACACGTTATATGCACTGAAAACGTGACTCTTTATGATGGTGAATATGAGAAGCACCATTTTCCTTTTGTCTTTGTTCGTTGGACTGAAGACCCTAATTCTTTCTGGGGTAATGGCCTGGCAAAGGAAGTAAAAGGTATTCAGGTAGAGATTAATAAGCTCCTTGCTAGGATCCAAGAGCAAATGCACCTAGCAACTCCCAAGGTGTTTATTGAAGACACTAGTAGGATTGTGCAGTCTCATTTAAACAATAGAGTTTGGGGAGCAATAAAATACAGGGGTAGCCCTCCTCAGTTTTTTGTGCCCAGGGCTGTTTCTGGTGAGATGTTTGCACACCTAGACCGACTTGTTGCCCGTGCTTATGAGATGACAGGCATTTCTCAGCTTTCTGCTCAATCTAAAAAGCCAGCGGGTCTTGAATCTGGCCGAGCTCTTAGAGAGTTTTCAGACATTGAGTCAGAGCGTTTTATGGTTGTTGGCCAATCGTATGAGAGCCTTTTCATAAAAACAGCAGAAAAAATTATTGATCTTGTAAGGGACCTTCACAGTCCAGGCTCTCCTTACACATCCATGAGTTTTGATTCTAAGTCTGGTTTAGATAAAATTTCATGGGGTGATGTAGATCTCGATGAAGATCAGTATGTCATGCAAATCAAACCAATTGGCTCATTGCCTCAGACCCCAGCAGCAAAGCTAGCATCTGTTACTGAGATGACTCAGAATGGATTGTTCACAAAAGAAGAAGCTCATAGGCTTTTAGATTTTCCTGATCTTGAAAGAGCAAACAAGCTTAAAAATGCCCATATCGAAGTGCTTGATATGGCCATTGAGGAAATGGTTGAAAACGGAAACTTTGTGTCACCTGAGCCATACATGAATCTTGAGTATGGAATTGTCCGATTTCAACAAGCATATAACCTGGCAATCTTAAACCAGGTACCTGAAGAAAGACTAGAGCTACTTAGGCGATGGATTTCTCAAGCAGAAGCTTTGATTCAAATGGCGCAACCACCACAACCGATGCCTGGAGCTGCTCCAATGGGAGGAGCCCCTGGATCGCCAGCTTTACCACCAGGCATGCCACCAGGTGGATTACCTATCTAGGAGATTTGAATGTCTGAAGCAGTAGAAACAACAAGTACTAGCAAGCAGCCAGTTGCACCCCAAACAATGGGTGAAGCAGCACCAGAAAGCTTTAATATTTTCTCAGAAGAAACTTCAGAGCCTGTTGCCCAAGAAGCTCAGCAAGTTGAAGAAAGTGCTGAGGAGCCTGTCAGTGAGAAAAGAAAAGAGTTTCTCGACAAGGTTAAATATGACCGACAAAAAAGAGCACATGAGATTGAGCTTAAAAAGAAAGAAATTGAGCTAAGGAACGCTCAGAGCCAGGCTGAAAAAGCCGCTCAAAACCAAGAGCTTCTTCGCTCAAACCCAAACAAGTATCTCAAGGAACAAGGAATTGATCCGCTAAACTTTCAAAGGATGCTTGCAGAGTCTGCGCTTGAGGGAGCCATTCAAGACTCAGACTCAGTAAAAATCGAAAAGACTCAGATGGAGCTAGCTAAACTGAAAACTCAGTTAGCTGAAAAAGAAAAGCAAGAAACGCTAAGAGCAGAAAAACAAAAGCAACAAGCCGCTATCAATAAGTTCGTTTCAAACGTTGATAATTTCAGAAGCAGCAACGCAGAGTCTTATCCTCTTGTAACGGAATCTCTAAGTGCTCAAGAAATTGCTCAAGGCATGGGAGAACATTATCGAGATACTGGTGAACAGCTTACGCTTGAGCAGGCTTTTTCAAAGCTAGAAACAGCACTAAAGAAGAATGAAACAGAGTTTTACAATGACCCAGCAGTTATTGAAAAATTCAAGCGATACAATCCAGGACTAGCAAGTCAACAAGTGAAGGGACCACAAGCCACCCTGTCCTCCTCATGGAAAGAACAACCAACTAGAACAGCTGTTGAGGATATGTCTTACGAGCAAATCCGCGAAATGTATAAAGGCAAGCTGTTCAGCTAAAAAAGGAGTGAAGCAATGGCTTCCTTTAACTTGACCAACTTCGATGCGGCCATGAAGCACATGTACCCGTATAAGAAGGTGGAAAATCTTGTTTACAAAAACAACCCAGCTTTTGCGATGATCCCTAAAAACACTAGTTTTCCAGGGCGAAACGCTACGTATGCTGTTGAATATGGCCTTACTACAGGTCGAAGCGCTAGCTTTGCAACAGCTCAAAACAACCGTGGTGGAACAAAGATTGAAGATTTTGTTGTTACTCGAGTAAAAGATTATTCAATCGTTAGTGTAGACAACGAAACGTTGCTTGCTGCTGATGGTAATGAAGGATCTCTCCTTGATGTAGCAAAAGCAAAGACTGACTCTGCGCTCCATGCTCTTGCCCGAACAATGGGACGAGATATCTACCGCAGTGGCACTGGCTCTATTGGTCAAATCCATGCAAGTCCAAGCCTTGGCAATACAAGCATTGAGCTTGTTGCTGGTCATGCAATTAACTTTGAAGTTGGCATGCGACTAAAGGCAAGTGCAACTGATGGTAGCGCTCTTTATAGCGGAGTGCTTGAAGTTACTGCTGTTGACCGAGACAATGATGTATTGACTACGAGCATTGCTGGAACAACTGCAATTCCAAGCCTTTCAGCGGATGATTTTCTTTATGTTGAGGGTGATGCTGCAAATGGTGGATCAAACATTAAGCTTGCCGGTCTTGATGCTTGGCTGCCTGCTACTGTTACATCTGATTCATTTTTTGGTGTTGATAGAACTCTTGATAGCACCCGCCTTGGTGGTCAGCGTGAGAGTTTTTCAAGCAGCATGATGGACACTATTATTAAAGCAGGCGTTAAGGTTGCTCGTGAAGGTGGCCGTCCTGATGCTTTGTTTATGAACCCAACAGACTGGGCTGAGCTTGCGCTTGACCTCGAAGGCCGTGCTGCTGTTGCTGGTGCAAATCATCGCCGTCGCTATGGCGCTGGTGAAGACTCTGCATCATTTGGTTTCTCAAGCCTTAGCGTTGCTACTCCAACTGGAATGGTTGAGTGTTATGCAGATCATAACTGCCCAATCAATGTAGCTTACTTGCTTCAGCTTGATACTTGGGAATTTAAGTCCCTTGGCTCTGCTCCTCGTATGCTTGATATGGATGGCCTCACTGGTATCCGGCAGGCAAACGAAGATGGTGTTGAGTACCGCTGGGGTTACTACGGAAACTTGCTTTGCAAGGCTCCTGGTTACAACTGCCGCATTGCGCTGGCATAAGGAGAGTAGTTATGGGTTTTCCTAATATGAGTTCTGAAAGCGATAACATTGAAGTTATTGCTGGTACTATTGCTGCTGATGGATCTGTTACTGCTGGCAGTGGATTTTCAGTAGCCTTGTCAGGAACTAGTCTTTATACGCTTACGCTTGACCGTGAGTACAATGGACTTCTTTCTGCTCAAATTACACCGCTTCATACAAGTGGCGATGTAATTGGTGTTGTTGACGCAGTTAGCGCTTTTCCTGCTTCTGCGGCAGGAGCAACTGTAGCATTTCAAACATATGATGGTGATGGAACAACTGCCCAGGCAGTTCCTTTCTATTTTCTTCTTGTCCTTACACGCGGTGATGCGTGATTGATTTGGAAACGGGGGCTATGCCCCCTGATCCAACAGGAGCAGCTATGAAACCGAAGTCATCTGTTGCTGTCATTCTTGGTGGCGGCAAACCAGAAGAAGGACCGTCTGAAGAATCTGAGTCTATGGACTCAGCAGACGAGGCATTTATGAATGCAGCCCAGGCAGCAATGTCTGCGGCTAAGTCAGAAGATGCTTCTATGTTTGCAGATGCTCTAAAGGACGCAATTGATATTCATCTAATGAGTTCAATGGGCGGACTTGAAAAGGACGAATAATGTCTACACTGTTAGAGTTAAGGACCCGAGCAAGGCAAAGAGCCGATGCTGTAGGTAACAATTTTTTCACTGATTCTGAGATCAATGATTACATCAACACAGGACTTGGTGAACTGCATGACCTTTTGGTTATGAAGTTTGAAGATTACTACATCAGCTCTGTGTCCTTTTCTCTAACATCTGGCACTGGTGAGTATTCATTTAACTCAATAGGACTTGATGACTTTTACAAGGTTATTGGGGTTGATGCCTCTTATGGTAACGACATAGTGCGAGTTAAAAGATTCTCATTTCCGGACAGAAACAAATACGCTTATAATGACGTTCTGTATAATAACAGGGGATATGCCGCTTATGAATATTCTATTCGTGGCGATAACGTTGTTTTTATTCCTACTCCAAACAGCACCGATTCTATTACAATCCATTATGTGCCTTCTTTTCAAAAGCTTTCATCCGACTCTGATTCAGTGTCTTCATCAATTGCTTTGAACTGGGAAGAGTATGCAGTGATTGTTGCGGCAATGAAAATGCTTCAGAAAGAAGAAACATCTACATCGCCATTTGAGCGCGAGCTTAGTAGAATTACTGCTAGAATTGAAAACGCCGCAAGTAACAGAGATGCAGCTGAACCATTTGGCATTACAGATGAAACAACAGGCATTCTTCCCGCTTCTCGTTGGAGTTACTAATGGCGAAAAAAAAAGATCCGCGTTTGGCTAGAGCTGGAGTGAGCGGATACAACAAGCCCAAAAGAACTCCTGGTCATAAAACAAAGTCTCATGTTGTTGTGGCAAAGGTTGGCGATAAGGTTAAAACAATTCGATTTGGGCAGCAGGGTGTGCGTGGTGCTGGCAAGAACCCAAAAACAGCAAAAGATAAAGCCAGAAAAAAATCTTACTATGCAAGGCACAATGCACAGGACAGCAACCCAAGTAAACTGAGCGCAAGGTATTGGTCACATAAAGTAAAGTGGTAGGGTTATGGCTCTTAGAAGATTTGAAAGATTTTCAACCCCTGATGAAACTTTAAACAGGGTGCAAGAGCGAATTGAGGATGCAATACTTCCTATTGCAGATTCTCTTATTATTGATGGCCAGCTAATTAAAAACCAAAGCCTTTCCCCTGGAACAACTTCTATTGTTTCCCATAGTCTTGGAAGAAATATCAACGGTTATATTGTTGTAAGGCGAAATGCTGCTCAGCATGTTTTTGATCTTCAAGACACAAACGATAACCCAAGCACAACATTATTGCTTACTGCTAGCGGCACTGTGACCGTAGACTTGTGGGTATTCTGATGGTTTTAAACAAAAGATTAATAAACGTTCCTTTTGCTAAGGGTATAAATGAAAAAGCCTCGAGCCATTATTTGCCAGTTGGAGAGCTTTCAGATTTAAGAAATGGTGTATTTAGCAAGGGTGGAGAGATTACAAAAAGAGGCGGTTATTCATCTTCTGATTTATTAATTACAGATCAAGGTGAACTTACCACTTCTTTCCCCTTCAGAGATTCTATTTATCTTGGCTATGCTAAAAACAAACTATATCGATTAGGTAATGCTCTTTCAGCTGCAAAGTTTGGTGCAATTAACGATGTAGGCTTTTACTCTGCTTTTTCTACTGAGATTTTTTCAGGGTCTTCAGGCAACTCATTGCACCATGAAGAAGCCCCAAGCATTGCAATTTTTGGTGATTACATATGCGTTGCATATTTAAAGGTTGATTACGATTACACTAATAGAGCAAAGAACTATAGCCATGTTGTTAATCTTATAGAAAGAGAAGGAATGACTGTTGTTGCTACATCAGAGGCAAGAACAGGAAGCGCTGCTCAATATACTTATCAGGGCAAAATTAAAGTAGTTAGCGCTGGTGCTCACTCTAGTTCAAACGGATGCTTTAATGTTTATTATGAGTATAAAAATGGAAGCAACTATGAACTAAGAAGGGACCATTTAAGCATTGGGACTTCTTCTGTAACAATGCCTTCTCTCGCTGGTAATGGAGTGGTTATTGGTGGTTCAACGAATGACTACAACCAAACAACGTCTCAGCAATGGTTTGATGTTTTACATGCTGACTCAGATGATATTGATGGAATTGTAGTTGTTTATTATAAAAACAATTCAGGAACCCATTCTGTTCGTTATGTTATAGACAGTGATCCTGATGGCAGTTTTTCACCAGTAAACTCTACTGATATTTCTGATGGCCTTGGTAGCACGGCTCCAGAAACAAGGCTTGTACTTGGTCACTCTACAGCAGGAACTACGTTTTCATCTGCTGTTAGTAAGTATTATATTGCATACAGAACTGGAACTACTATTCGGCTTTCTTCTGTTGATATAAATCCATCAACAGGTGCAAATCATTCAAACTTTACTAATTCTTCAACTTACTTCCAGCCCCATGGGTTTGTTGATCATGAACCTCTTTATGATGATTCTATAGATTCTGTTGCTTTAATGTTTGAGGATGGACCTAATGAAAACTCAATAACTCAGTCAATTTACAGAATTACACGTCCTACATCAGGCCCATCGGTTAGTATTTCTTCAGCATTAAGTTTAGGAAGAGGAAGATCTTCTGTTCAAGGGTTCCAGTATGAAAATACGACTAACAAATTTATAACGATATTTGGAGGAAGCAATGCCTATAGCTCAAACAAAGAGCTGTCTACCGTAAGCTTTCACGTTGATACGAATAACAGTAGTGGTACAATTGTTGGAAGATCTTTAACTCAATCATATCGTCCAGAGTATTCTCCTTTTGGGCCATGCAAAGTTGTTGGATACTCTAGCTCTGGTAATACCCCGGAAGAGTTCTATACAGCTGTCCCAAGAACTACAAACATTAACACATTTCCAACATCAGCTACTGAAGTAGAAGCTGTTCCTAATTCTATTATCGAAATTATTAAAATTACAACAGGTGTGCCATCATATGGAACAAGGCACTCTGCTGTTGGAGATAATGTATTTTTTACTTTTGGCAATGCAATGTACCAGGACGATGGAGGGAACATTGTAAGTCTTTCTGGTTTGCCAAAGCCTGAAATTACATCTGTCGCTGTTAGTGGAACGTCTGGAAGTATGACGTCTAACAAGACATACAAGTATAAAATTGTATTTGAAAGAGAAGACGTTAACGGTAATCTTTATAGGTCAGAGCCTTCTGACCCTGTCTCTGTTGCTATGAGCTCAAATGATTCAACAGTAATTACCTTTGAGCAAATTGGAATGATGGTAAAGCATGATGACTATTATGTTTCCATCTACAGAACACAGGCTGATGGAAATCTATACAATAAAGTTGCTACAGTTTCTGGCCAAAGTGACTATAGCGGAGGAACCTCAACCTTTGCTGATACATTTTCAGATGCAGTTGTTGCAGTTGGGGCATCTCTTTATACAGATGCAAATGAACTTGCTGATGTAATTGTGCCTGCTTGTTTTTATATAAAAGAACACAGAAATAGAATTTTTGCTATTACTGAAGATAATCGCATTTTGTTTTCAAAAGAATACGTTGAAGGCTTTGGTGTTTCATTTTCAGACTCTTTCTTTATTCCTCTTGATGGGTCCTTGGATGATAAACCTACAGCCTTGGGTAGTGCTGGCGGTGATCTCTATATCTTTAGAGAAAAATCAATATACGTAATTAGTGGAGATGGCCCATCAAAGTCAGGTTCAGGGTCTTATTTTACACCAAGATTAATCAGCAATAGTATTGGTGCAATTAAAGGATCCCCTACTCTTAATACTGACTCAGGCCTTTATTTCCAAAGCATAAAAGGCATCTACCGAATATTCCAAGGGCAAGTTGAATTTATTGGTGCAATGGTTGAGGACACTGTTGGATTCTCTCAAAGTCAAGCTTATGCATCTTCTGAAAGACTTGATGACAACATTGTAAAAGAAATTATTCAAAACCAGCCAACAAGCACAATTAGGTTTTTGCTAAACAAAAAAGTAATGGCCTATAACTCATTCTTTAACCAATGGTCTCATTATGAATATAGCACCCTATCTAGCCTTGAGACTTTTTCTGGAATGTTTTCAATTGAAAATATAGTCTACATGACTACTTCAGGAAATGATTTATGGGGTGAAAGATCAGACATTAAAACCCTTAATCAATCGGCATTTATGCCGTTAAAGATTAAAACAGGTTGGATTCATTTAAATGAGATACAAGGATTTGCAAGGGCTTATAAGTTTGCCCTTCTTGGTAAAATTGTAGGAAGCGAAGACTTTGATTTAAATATATATGTTTATTATGATTATCATGACGTAGCTCCTGTAGATATTTTTAAGCTTGAGTTTGATCCAGCCGCTGAAGGCAGTTTCCAGTTAAGAGGTCATTTAACTCGCCAAAAATGCCAATCATTAAAGTTTGAAATATTTGACTCAGATTCAAATAGCACCCTTTCTGCCCTTCAAGGATTTACCCTTAGTTCGCTAGTTATAGAAACTGGTGGTAAAAAAGGCATTTATCGTATGGCTAATACAGAGGATAAATTTAATCAATCTCTGCCTAATAGCCAGATACACAGCATAGACGAAACAGTTTACAACCTAACTAGAACAATTGGCGACTCAAGCGCTGGTGTAACTAGGGTGTAACTAGATAGATTTTAGGGAGTTAAGAAATGGCAGACTCTATACCACAGCCTAAATTTGGCGAGTTGGCCAATCCGTTTGGCGTTGGAGTAGAAGAAGAAGAAGAAGAAGAGCTTGATTATTCTGGCTTTGCTCCTCAACCACTTCCTGAAGGAGCCAATCCTCCACCTACTGAAATAGACTATGGCCCCATGGGACAAGGTACCACTGCGCCTGATCGCCCATTTCAAGGAAGTTTTAATCAGCAAGGTGTTGCAGATATAACGAATCAAGTTCTTGAGCGTGAAGGTGCAGATCTTGGGACTGGACAACAGGTAACAGGTCAAAACATTCAGGCCGCTACACCAGGAACAGCTGCAACTTTTGAATCACAAGCTGCTCAAAATCTTGAAGCTGCTGATATTGGCGATGTTTCATTACCTGTTGCTGCTGATGTTCAAACTCCAACAGGCCCAACTGCTGCAGAAATTACTGCTGCTCAAGGCCCTGCTGCTTCAGAAATAGAAGGTATTGGAGCTATTGGATCTGCTGAAATTCAAGCACAAGACCAACAAGCAAGAGATGCCCAGTCCCAACAGATTGAAGCTCTTTCTGCCATGGCTTCAGGTCAATTAAGTCCAGTACTCGAGCAACAAAGAGAACGAGGAATTCAAAACGTAATCTCTCAGCTAGCTACTCAAAGAGGCGTTCCTACGGCAGCTTTGTTGCGTGCTGGAGTTCAAGGAGTGCAAGAAGTTGAGCGAGGAGTCCAAGAAGCTGCTGCAAGGCAACAGTTAGAAGCTCTTCAAGCTCTTGGTGGTGCAGCCGGTCAAATGAGGGGACAAGATCTTGGCGTTGCAACTCAACAAGCACAGCTTGAACAACAAGCAACACTTACAACTGCTGAGCTGCAACAACAGGAAGCTATCAGACAAGCCGAGTTAGAGCAACAAGCAGAAATGCAAGCAAGCTCTCAAGAACAAGAACGTTTAATTCGCCAGGCTGCAATGGAGCAAGAAGCTGAAATGGCTGCTGCTGAAATGGAAGCACGTGCTGAAATTACTCAAGCTCAGTTTGATCAACAGTCAAATATTTTAGCAGCTGAACAAGAGCAAGCAAGAGTTCTCCAACAGGCTGGATTCGATCAAAGTGTTAATGAAATAGTAGCTCAATTAACACAACAAACAGACCTTCAGAATGCTCAGTTTGAGCAACAAATGGAAACTCAACGCGTTCAGCTTGAGCAACAAAGATTTACTCAGGAAGCAAGCTTTCAACAAGAGGCAGAGCTAAGCAATGCCCAAATGGAACAAGCAAGAACAATTGCTGAAGCTCAAGTAAACGCTCAGCTTGAGTCTACAAGAAACTCTTTGCTTTCTGCACTAACTCAACAAGGTGTAAGTCTTGAGCTCGCAGAACAAAGAGTTGATACGGAAATGGCTCAACTTAAAGAAGAACTAACCTATCGTTACTGGGCAGCTAGAGAAGGTGCAATTGTTGAGCTTGGTAAATATGTCATGGAACAGGGTTGGTTCTGGGAATCAAGTGGTGAGCAGCTAAACGAAGAGCTTGATGCAGTTCGTCAGCTTATTGGTCAAGACCTACCAGGCTATGTCGAAGGTGTTATTGGTGCAGATCCATTAGGTAATCAAGGCGGAAATCAAGGCTTTGACTCACCCGGAGAAGGCGCTGAAGCTACTGCAGATGAAGTTTCAGATGTTCTAGGTGGACTTCCCGGATTTCCCGGTCTTTAAGGAGTGGTAAATGTTTATGCCTAAAAAAAATATTCCTACGCCTCTTCATGCTTATAGGCTTGGTTCTGCTGAGCGTGGTGCTGCTAGCCTAATGAGGAAAGATGAATCTCTTCGAAACATTACTCCGTATGCTTTTGGCGCAGGAGAGGTGGGTAGTCAGTCTCAATTTAAAACTGCCCCATCTGTTACAAATCCAACAGCTTTAAATAGGCAGCCAGTTGGAGAAATGCTGCGCAATACTGAGTCTGACGAAGCAATTATGTCTAGGCTCTCGCAAACACGACCTACAAGAGGTCAAAGCCTCGCTTCAATGGAAGGTTCGAGTAATCCAGCTGATCAGATAATGGCAGCAACTCAGGCTAATATTAATGAAAGAAGACAAGCAAATACCTTAAAGACTCAAGAGGTAAAAAAAATTGAAGAAAAAGCAAAAAAAGCACAGGTAGAGACAGGCAAAATAATAGAAGAAAGACAAAAGAGAGTTTCTAAGTTTGAAAGAGCTGCAACTTTTGGAACTAGAATTGGCTCTGCAATGGCTATTAAAGATAAAGATCAAAGAAAAGCAGCCATAGGAAGTGCGGTAGCAGCTGTTAGTCAAGAAACAGTTCAAAAAGGAATTGATGCTGCTCTGTCAAATCTTGGGCTATCTAAAGAAGTTAGCGAAGTTGTAGGTGGTCCAATTACTCAAGGCCTTACTGCTGCTGGATCTGCGCTTATTTCTGGATCGCCAAGAGGCGCTGCTAGATCTGTTGCTAGCGGTGGTGGTGCTGCTGCTGGTGGTGCTGCTGGGATGGCTATTGGTGGCCCTGTTGGTGCTGCTGTCGGTTCTGCAATAGGTGCAACTGCTGGTCGTTTAATTCCAGGAACATCTGGAAGTTCTAATTTTATGGGAAGAACTGCTAGAGCCGGTGGCCTTAAAACTGCCGCTGAAATGCTTAGGGGTTAATTATGACAGTTGTGCCATCAGTACTTTCTTCTATTCCTTTTATGAGCTCTGAGCCAGATCCTCAAAATCCCGAGTTTGCAAGATACGTTGCTAAAAGCCAAATGGAGTCCAGTAGGCTTGGAGATAAAAGATCCAAAGCCATGATGGATGAGTCAGACAAAAGGGTTGAAAAAAGCGCCGAAACAAACGCGGTAATTGCTGGCAATGATTTAGGTAAACGTCAGTCAATTGATCTTAGTGATGATGAAAAGCAAATGTCACTAAGTGAGCTAGGAATTGACCCAAGGCTGTATGGAAATCCAGATATAACATCTGCTTCTACATATGCAGAGGCTGAAAGATTTTCTGCTGCTTCAAAAGAGCTAACTGGTTTTCTTGATTCTGACCCTGTTGCTTACAGCGAAAAACTTGCAGGGCTAGATAGTAAAATTAAAAATAGGTCACAAGAACTAGAGAAAGCAACCAGGAAATACTCAAGTACGCAAAAACAATTAAAAGAATTTGAAGAAGAGCAAAGACTAGAGCAATACACTTTTGAGCTAGAAGCGGCTCAAGACATCGAAAAGCTTCAGCAAGAAAAATATGAAGCTGCTTTAAGTGAAGAAAAAGCTGTTCGTGAGATATCTAAAGTTACTCAAGAAAAATTTAATGACCTAACAGAGCAAACACTTAAGGCATTTAAGAATGAAAAACCCCCAGCTGCTCCAGGCACCTTTGGGGACCTTATTGGATTCTTTGACGATAATGATGACTTCAGTGCAAAAAAAACAGCAAGCACTGTTTTTTGGCTTGCAGGTACATTTCTTAATACCTTTTTAAGTATTGGTACTGAGGGTAAGATTCCAAACTACTTTATGACTGCATTCTTTAAAGCTGTTGATTCAGATTTTAAAGCTAAAAGAATGGAAGCCAGTCAAATGGCTACATTTAGAGCAGAAAAAAGACAAGCCCGCCAAGATAGTTTGAATGCTGTAATTTCTCGTTTTGATTCTACTGTAGATCAAATGAATGTTTACAGGGGTGCTATGTTGAGGAGGTTTGGTGCAGCTGTTGATCAAATTGCAGCTAAGCCAGAGTTGGCTCAATTTGCTACAAATCCAAAGTACCAAGCAGCTCTTTCTGTTTTTAAAAAAGACATCAAATATGAAGAGCAACTTACAAACTACAAGCTTGCTTCAGCTCTTAAGGATCAAGCAATTAAGGAAGTTGGTCAAAGAACTGCAACTCTTTCTGCTGCTTCTGCTGCTCAACAAAGAGAGCATGGCATGAAGCTAATGCGTTTAGAGATGAGTAAAGCTTTAGCTGCACCAAAAGAAAAAAAGATTGCAGAGCTAACAACTGCCGATAAAGAATTTTACACTTCTAGCGACAGGGCAATGTCTAACCTTCAGGAGGCTCTGGCAATTGTCGATATTCTTGAAAGAGAAAGTGGTGATACTGGAAGAAGTATTGATCGAATCGTTGCAGACTTTGATGCAAAGAAATATTTTCCTTTTAGCATTGCAGATAGGCTTCAGCAAAATGGAAGATTGTTGGCTCGCCAATACGCAAGAACTCTAGACAAGGGTAACCTTGCAGAGTCAGAACAGCAATTTACAGAAGACGTTATGGGCTTTCTTGCTCGTAATAATTTGAGCCAAATTAGGGCAGTTCTTAAAAAGTTTGAAATGGATGTTGTTGGTCAAACAATGACTAGGTACTTGCTGACCAGCGAGACTAACAAGCCTATTCTTCTTCCGTGGATGTCTACGATAGGAATTCAAGATCCATCAAAACTGTTTAAAGACGTTCAGGAAAACAATCTTAACTTTGAAGAATCAATGTTTTACGACAATAGGCTAAGAAAAATGGCCTTAGAAAGAAGATTAATGAGCGCTGAGAATAAAGCACAAGCATCTGGAAGTTTATTCTTTGGTGATTAAGGGTAATTAAATGCCAGTTAGAATTATAAACACAGAAACAAATGAGCTTACCGATGTTAGCTCTAGTGAAGTTGCAAGAAAAATTCTTGGGCAAGGTTTTGATTTTCCTTCAAATGATAAAGTTTATCTTAGAAATAGAAGTGGAGAAATCTCCAGAGTAAGCGGCTCCGAAGCAAGAGAGCTTATGTTTAAAGGGGCTAATTATCTTTCTGATTCAGAAGCCTTTAAGTTACTTGAAAAACAAGAATATGGAGATTCTTCATTAGCCGCTGCTGCTCTTGGTATTGCAGATTACTCTACGTTTGGTGCAGTCCCTTATGTAACTAGGCTCCTTAGCGATGACCTTGCAGATAAATATGCAAAAATTCAAAAATACAACCCTGGCGTTTATCATGGAGCCGGTATTGGCTCTGCTGTTATTCAGGCAATTTTATCTGGTGGCGCTTCAGCATTTGCTCAGTCTGCAAAAGCAACGGCTGCTGGGGCAAGACTTGGTACAAAGGAAACGCTAAAAAGAGTTGCTATTGGTGCTCCAGGAACAAGCGCATTAAAAACAGTCGCTGGGGCTGCACCAGGATTAGCTTCTAGAGCTGGTATTGCTACTCAAAAAGCTGTTTCAAGTTTAGTTGGCAAGGGAACATCTAAAGCAATCCCAGGGCTAAAAGGGAAGTCCTTAAATGATGTTGCGCCTTTTACTGCGGACCTAATGAAAGGCACTGTTGGTGGGGCTGCTGCGGCTCTTGTTGAGGGTGGCCTGTATTCTGCTGGACAGGGACTGTCTGAGGCTGCTCTTGCAAATGAAGATGCTGTTGAAGCAATGGTTAACCGAATGGGCTCTGATGCTATATTGAACTCGGCTCTTGGTGCGGGGTTCAGTGGCGGTTTGCCTTTATTAGGAAGAATTGCAACAGCAACTACTGGATCTTTGGGTAGTGTTTATCAGCTTGCTGCTAATTCAAAAATATCAAAAGCAACAACAGATTCTTTAGCAAAAATTGCAGTTACAATGCAAAAGCAAGGCGCATCTGCATCTGAGATCCGAGAAGCCCAGCTTATGTTCTCTCTCGGTAAAGATGGTCAAAAAGCAAGAAGAGACGCAAAAAGATTAACTGGTCATTTAAAAGACATTGCTTCATCGATGACTAAAACACTAGATGAGTCTTTTTTAATAGAAGACATTCTTCAGCAGGCAGACAGAAGGGGCATAAGCAAAGAGTTTATATCTAAAATGCTTGGTGGGTCTGAGCATGCTTCCATTCTGGAAACTCTTAAAAGATTTAAAATGCTTAGTGATACAGCTGTAGAACAAGCTCATTTTTTAAAAAGACAATTTCCAATAAGAAATGGAGCAGCAACAAAAGAGTTAAGAGAGGCATGGACAACAAGGTCTCAACAAATGAGCGGCATATTTGAGCCAAACATAGGCAAGGCTACAGGCATAAAAGAGTCAAAAACAATAAACCCCGCTGGCTGGGTTAATCTTTTAAGCAATATTAAGATTGAGGGAAGAGACGGTCTTGCTCAGGCCATTAAAAGCAGAATGGGTAATAGAGGACCGACTCTTGTTGAAATTCAATCAAGCCTTAGAGTGCATGCTAGTAAGGGCGATGTTGAGGCTTTTATTAACTTGCTGGAGCAAATGGGCGCTACTGGAATTTACAGTAAAAGGCTGTCTACTGCTGCATTTAAAAGAGCTGAAGATATAAACAACATATATCACACTAAGTTTAAAGACTTTGGTGGGCTTAAAGGCCTTACTGCTGGCAATGCATCAGAAGAAGCAATGAATACTGTTGAAGCATCAGCAAAGGGTTTTATGAATGACCAAGAATTGTTTGGTGAGCTTGCTATGTGGAATAATCAGTTCAGAAGAAAAAGAAAAGATTATGCCGAGCTCCATAAACAATTCCAAGATGGGTTCTTTGCAAAAGAAGGTCTTGAAACATTTGCAGATGAAGCAAAGGTTCTTGCCTGGCTAAAAAGTTTAAACAGAACAAATATTAATTCCAAAACCGGGATAATGGAAAGACACCATTCACTAGGTGCAGAAGTTCTGTCAGAGCTTTTATCTAGCCATAACTTCGATAGAAAACTTAAACCAGCTTTTACAAAGAAGCTAATGGAGTACATTGGTAAAGAGTTTAAGCCAGGTGAAACAAGCATACGGCCTTACTATTCTGAAATACTAAAAAGAGTTAAGAAATCCCAAAAGAATACACAGAGACTAAAAAGATTCTTAACTGAAGACCTTGAGTCAGCTATGCGTTGGTCTCAGGTTCAGGGTCAAACTCATAATGCAAATGAGTATTTCTTTAGAAGAATGACTCCATTTCTTCCCTTTGCATATCTTTATAGCCTGCCACTTGGGGCTGCTGTTAATGTTGCTGAGGCTGTTGTTGATCCTACGAGTGCAGCTGGAAGATTGTACTTTATGGAGCACATGGTTCAAAGCGGACAAAAACAGGCTAAAGATCTTGTAAATAACTACATGAAACAACTGGCTACTGGCGGAAAAGACAAGATACCGAAAAGGCCAATTGCAAGATCTTTTGTTCTTCCTATGACTGCATATAGAGACCCAGAAGGGCTTAAAAAAGAAATAGCCAGAGATAAAAAAAGAAAAGATTTGCTAGAGGAATTTAGGTCAGAGGCAATTCAAAAAGAACAGTTTGATGAAACAAAGCAGTTGCTTACATTTTTAGCTACAGATGCAACCTCAATGGAGCAATTTCTTGATGCCGCTACTTCTCCATTTGGAGATGAGACCAGTGACATTAGACCAATAATGAAACAAGTTTTGCGTAAAAGAATCATGTACGCATATAGAAACATACCTACTGCTGGAATATCCTCTGTATTTGATGAAGATCCTTTCCCCTCTTCATTGCAGATGGCAAAGTTTGCAAGAATACTCGAGGCCCTTGAAGATCCATATACCGCCATTGGAAATGGGTTGGCAGATAATACGCTTACAAGAGAAGTAATAGACGCAGTAAAAGAAACATCACCGCAGTTTTATAACGAATTTAGATCTGAAGTTATGCAGGCATTGTCAGATCCTGATGTAAACAAAAACCTTACAAGACCAGACAAGCTAGCGCTTGGTCAGTTATTTGACATTCCAGCTGTCAATGCTTCAACAATGTCCAGATTAATGGGTAATTTTTCGCAAGAACAAAGAGGAGCTGGAAGGCCGCCCTCATTTAAGCCAATGAAAAATGCAACAAATACAGGGGAAATAATGTCTTCTATTGTTGAGGGCTAACTTTTTAGGCTATAATTTTACTATCCATTTAGGGTGAAAATATGCCCTGGCCATTGTTGGCCCATAGGAGGATCTAAATGCGTACATTTACTCACAGAGAAACTATCCCTGCGTCTACTCTTACAGAAACAGACATCCTTGAGCTCAAGATTAGAAACCATTCAAGCATCACCCTTGTTGCTCACTCTGCATCTACAAACGTCCGACTAAAAGTTAAATATGTTTTTGAAGAGCCAAATGGCGCCACTGGTACAAGAGCAGACATTCAAACCATTGATTTAACTCAAAACGTTTTGAGCGTAACTAACTTTGACATGAAGCTTACCCACCTGGTGGTTACCCGTGATGACACTGGTTCGTCATGTAGTGGCGGGGCTCTTAAGGTAGACATTACAGCAGTTAAGTGAGGTAAGTCATGGCAGATGCAAATATAGTTATCTTTGGTAACGCGCTTGGCGGGGGCACTATTGCTGTTCCTGATAACAACACCACTGCGCTTGAGATTGATTCAATTGACGATAAAAATTACCTAGCAATTGACACCACTGATTCAGCCGAAAGGGTAATTCTAGGGGGCGGTGGTGCGCATGTTCACATTGGCGAACCTACGTTTTCTAGAACTCTGAGCGTTGATGGCGAGTTTCGAGTCGAGGCTGATCCGAGCGGCGCAACAAATGATTTTTTTACAGTTTTAAACGTAAGCGGCGCAGGCTCAAACGGCATTCTCGGAATATCTCAAGGCGACATCGCATTCAGATTAAAATCCTCCGGCGCAAACTTTGGGATTGCAAACGACAGCGCTACCCACTTGGCTGTGTTTCAAGATGGTAAAATTACGACGGGCGGCGAGACCACCAGTCTTGGCAGTGGTGCGGGCTCGCTGCACCTTAAAACCGGCGACTCAGCCGCAACCTCTAGCGACGTCCATGCAGACGCTGATGATTTGATTGTGGAGGGCAGCGGCAACACAGGCATTTCAATCCTGACACCTACAAACGGCAAAGGCTGCCTGTATTTTATCGATGAGAATACTGGTGGCACACCGGATGGAATAGCCTTCGATCAGGGCACCGGTTCACTGAGGCTTCAAGTTGCAAACTCAGAGCGGCTTCGAATTCAAAACGATAGCGTTATCCGTATTTTCGACGGTGGCAAACTAAGCACAGGTTCCGAAAGCTCGCCTATCTGCGCGTCAAATGGAATCCACATCAAAGAAGATGACACCGGAATCGGCTCCGCAAACACTCATGCAGACATGCTGGTTATTGAGGCTAACACGCATCCAGGGATTTCACTTCTAAGCAATAATACTTCGCGCAACACAATTGCATTCGGAGATCCGCAAAACTCGATGGCGGGAGAGTTGCGCTACACGCATGGCGGCGGGACCAACGCCGACATGTTTTTTCTGATTATGCAAAACTCGGTTGCGATAAATGTAGACCATGATCACAAGCTTGGCGTAAATCACGAGTGTGTTGATGCAAGCGGGCAACTTCAAGTCAACTGCCCGGATGGCGCTAACGTGCCCTGTGTCGTTGTTGATCAAAATGATTCGACCAACAATCCCGTTGCACTGGAAATTCAAAATGCAGGCACTGGTGATTCAATTCTTGACGACAGCGGTGCAAAACTAACGGCTGCCGGAGTATTCACAGATGCTTCCGACATTGCGTTAAAGTCCGATATTGAGACAATTCCATACGGCCTTGAAACTGTTTTGCAGCTAAGGCCCGTTGGTTACGATTACAAAAAAACAGGCCAAGCAGACATCGGTTTTATTGCTCAAGAAGTAGAGCAAATTATTCCCGAAGTTGTGTTCGGTGAAAACGGCAGCAAGTCGATGTCTTACGGGCATTTAGTTGCAGTCTTAACAAAAGCCTTGCAAGAAATGCATACTCAAATTCAGGAGCTAAAAAATGGCGACTAAAACCTTACACACCGTACAGGTGACTATTACAAAATCAATTGCAGATGGCGGCGTCAGTGCATCATGCCAAGCGATTGCGACACTTCCTGAAGTCGACAATACGCGCTTCGGCGTCAACCTACCGCTTGAAGGTGAAGGCGTTACATCGCTGATTGATAGCGCTATTGAAGCGCTAAAAGCCAAGATGTCCGAAGGCGGCCACACGGTTGAAGACGCTACGGCGAGCGAGGGCTGACGTGGACCCTGAATCGGCACTCGGCGGGGGCGTTGTTGCGGCAATCGTTGTTGGGATGCGCCTAGCCGAGCGATTCAGTGACAAGCGAAACCCGAAGCATAACGGTAACGGGTTGGCGTCTAAGCTAGCAGTCAACGAAGAAAAGATTGAGGCATTGAGTGACAGGGTTAACGACGTAAGCGAAAAGACGCGCGAGGCGTTAAGCAATACGTATGAAATTATTCGCCGCATGGATATCAAAGACGCAGTAGAGCGGGACAGGAGAGAGCGAGATGATTCAAGGCAAGACTAATGGCCTGAGGAGTTCAGAGTTCCTAATGACCCTTCTGGGAATGTGCGGTGGCATCCTCTGTGCCATCTTCTCCGACTCACAGTGGGCTCAAGTTGGCGGACCTATCCTAGCTGCTGTTTGTGGGGCCAGCTACTCTCAGTCTAGGGCCACAGTAAAACGAGCCCTTGCGTCTGCGGAGGCGGTGTCACAGGTAAAAAAGTCGCCGGAGGAATAAGGGATGCCGTTGCGGCAAGGGACGTATCTGGTGGTGCTCTTGACCTCGGCTTACGTGTTCTCGGCTCTTCTTCTTCTGAAGTACGCGCCGAAGCCTTTGCGTCAGTTAGTGGCGAAATTACTGAGGGACTAAGCGCGTTCGTTGATGCGGGCGTAGAAATAAACGAGGCATTGAATTGGCAGACAACGGCAGGACTCAAGTGGAGGTTTTAGATGCTGCCCCCAATACTAGCGCGGAAGAAGGCGATGGGTCACCCTGTCTTCGACGGCCAATACGATCTGAATATTGTAGGTGTGCGAAAAAGAAACGGTGCGCCAAACAAGTTCGACGACATGCTGACATGCACGTACAGGCAGGGCGGTCAGTGGATGGCGCATTATTGGACAGCAACGACTGACCCTGGTCAATACTACCTGCTCAACCCTCTTCAAGTAAAAGGCACCGCTATCCTGTGCCCTGGTCATTATCCTGGTATCTGGGAAATAGATTCACACGCTGGCAAATACGAAGCCCTATGCCAAAGGGGTGGCGAAGTAACTGTATGGCGCGATGCTGACAGGGACGGAAATCTCGACATGAAGGGCGATGTGGATACTGGCTTCTTTGGTATTAATCTTCACAAAGCGGGCGAACATTCTACTCGCGTAGATAGATGGTCAGCTGGTTGCCAAGTACTGGCGAACGAATCAGACTTTGATGAAATGATGCGCCTGGCGCGAATGCAAATAGCTACTCTGGGATATAAGTCGTTTAGCTATACGTTGCTGGAGGAGTGGTGATGCCAAAGAAGAAAGACCCAAAGCTTGCTCGCGCGGGAGTCAGGGCCTACAATCGTCCGAAGCGGACACCGGGTGGGCCAAAGAAGTTTGTCGTTGTTGCCAAGGAAGGCAATAAGACCAAGACGATTAGATTTGGCGATCCCAATATGAGAATTAAAAAAAGCAGTCCGGCCAGACGCAAGTCTTTTCGGGCCCGACACAAATGCGACAGCAAGCCACCCTCAAAACTTACGGCCCGTTACTGGTCGTGCAAGAATTGGTGACACCATGGCAGTGAAGAAAAAGAAAGCCCAGAAAAAACTTACAAGCAGACAAGAGTCTGCCCTAAAAAAACACAGTGCCCATCACACAAAAAAACACATGTCGGAAATGCGAAAATCGATGAGGGGCGGGAAAACCTTTACGGCAGCGCATAAGTTGGCCATGAAAAAAGTTGGACGATGACATGGCAGTGAAGAAAAAGAAATCGGGCGGCAGTGTTGCCGCCCAGTTAAGAGCAAAGGCATCAAAGAGCGGACACAGTGTCGCCACGCTTCGTAAAGTGTATAAGCGCGGTCAGGCCGCCTATTTGAGTAGCGGAAGCCGCAACGTACCGATGGCTGCGTGGGCGATGGGTCGAGTAAATAGTTACATTCGCGGCTCAAAAAAACATGACACTGATTTGAGGAGAGGCGGCGGTGGTAAGAAAAAAAAGAAAGCGTAAGCAGCCCTATAAGCATGGCGTTCCGGCGAAATACACTTTAGGCGCTAAGAGTCCTCGCGCCAAAGCGGCCGAAATTAAACGCACCGCCGCAGCTTATAAGAGGGGTGAAAAAATAGATGTTAAGGCTGTTGAGCGGTCCCGCGTCGCGCAAGGGAAGCGCAAGCGTCGTAAGTCAAAATAGATATAGGAGTTGGCCGTGAGCTTCCTCGTAGCAAACTTGCCATTAGAACCCTTGTGGGTTCGCAAAGAATTTTTGTACAATCAAAAAAAGGGTCACGGCGATTTTATCAAGGGGTACTGGGTTAGCGTTAAAGCCCAGAAGCACAGAGCGCTTCTCTTTGAGACACTGCTAGAAAACGGCGCGCTCTATGACAAGCTACCCATTGAGGCCTTTGTCCACGACAGAGAAGGCGATCTTAGGTTTAAGCAGTCTGATTTGGCTCTTTGGGATATTGATACCTGGTATATCACTACGATTGTTAAAGACGCTCTTAGGCATCTTGATGCGAAGGTAAAGATTGGGAACGAACTAATCAATGGCACATACATCTGCACTATCGACCAGTGTGATGCAGATGGCCATTTAATGCCAACATGTGCATCCGTGCCGAGAGAACATAAAAGCCAAAACGTGCTAGCGCTAGAGAACGGGCAATACTGTTCAATGCCCAACAATAGGATACTATGGACAGACCAGTCTCTGACCAAGATACAGGGCCCGCCCGACTGGGAAGCCTGTGAAGAAGTGTACTACTCAAACACATCAAGGAACTATTGCTATGATGAAAAATGGTTTTATGAAGGGCAAGAAGAAAACAATGCCGAAGAAGGTAAAGGCAAAGAAGAAAGCGAAGAAGAAAACTAGACCAAAGATGAAGTACTGATGCTTGGCCTGTACTTCATCTGTGGTCAGTTTATTTGCGTGCTAGTCTAGGAGTCCGTACTGATCGAGGTTCGCAATCTCCTCGTCATCGAGATGCTCCAGTGCTTGGTTTGAGTGTCGGCCTCTAGCTGAGTAAACGTCGGCCTTAGCCTTGATCGCCCCAATTCGTGACGCGTGTCCAAACCGCTCGTCTTCTCGTACCTCATCAACGCGCTGTCGGGACTCAATGTTCCTGACAATCTCCCCTGGCGAGTACTTGGTTCCGGGAGTATCGCGCTCCCTAACGATGCGGTATCCGTTAAACTTAAACAGAGTTGTCTTATGCGCAATAGCCAAGTCTTTGCCGAGGACGCTCTTAAGAGCATCGCGCTCCAGGCCGACCGCGTAACTGAAAGCAGTCGTAGTGAGCATTCCAACGGTAAAGATAACAGCGTATGCAAGAAGGTTAATCGGGTGGAACCACCACATAAAAAAGACTTGCCCATAGGTTGGAGCGCTCTGCGCCTGGATGGGCATTGGTTGCTGCTGTTGTTGATTTTCATTTTCATTCACTCTATTTCCCTTTCTTTGTATTTTTTCTCCATCCCCCCGGAAATGGGAGAACATCTGCTAACTTTCGAATATCTTCCTTCCATAGTACCCGCCAACGCTTGCCGACTTTTTCCGCGATAGGATCGCCCCGCATGCACTTGTCATTCTTCATTGCATGGTGGCGCTCTATGGCTTGGTCTAAGTCTTTTCCATAGGCTGTTACTGTAATGACCCCCGCCCCGCAGGACGGCTCCCCCGACCGATCAAACGGTACTTTTGTCTTGGCGTGCATAGTCCCTCCCTCTGCACCTCCCTTTCTTGTTGTCGGCGACGACCAGGTGAAAGGGTGTTAAAACCTGGCCGCCGCCTGGTGTGGCGAGCAACCACACTTAAATCTCATGAACAAAATCATGTCCGACAATCTCGTCATATCTCCCATTGTTGCGCACATCGACAGTGTTCGGTAGCAGTAAATCATCGACGAATATCATGGCCTCCGCCACAGTCTTTGGGACATCGCTTACGTGATCGATATACTTATCCCTGCGGATCCACCACTTCTCTGCCTTGTGTCTTGCGAAATCCCGATGCTCTAAGCATATCCACTCACTGGCTATAAATTGATACTTAAACCAATAATCGACGCGCAGTGTCATGTTGCCCGCTTTGCTCTTGTGTGGCTTGTACTCTACCCTGGTTACCTTCCTGATTATGGTCGGCCTCTGCCCCTTTAGGAGCGCAAGCTTACTAGCCTTCTTGCCTAGCTCCTTCTCTTCCATTTGAAACTCATGGCCACACTCCTCGCACATCCGCAGAGACAAGTGACACTCAGCCAGGCAGATGGGGCAGAACTTAACTGGAGCTTCACCCTTGCCACTCGACTCCACCGGCATCGCCACATCGTCGATGGGGCCATGTCGTGAGATGTTGCCACCATAATCCAGGACCAAGCAATCGTTCTTGCCCTCTGCCGGGCGCATGCCCCTGCCAACCATCTGGACATAGAGCCCTGGAGATACAGTGGGCCGGAGCAGGACAATCATATCTGTCTCCGGTGCATCGAACCCGGTGGTCAGAACGTTGCAGTTCACCAGTGCTTTGATATCGCCTTTCTTGTAATCAGCAATCCACTTGGCCCTATCCTCCGGAAGCGTCTCTCCAGTAATGGGCGCAGCGGTTACACCTGCCCTTCTGAGGGCGTCTGCTACGTGGTTGGTATGAGCAACTGATACACAGAAGAAAAGCCAACTGCGGCGATTGTGGCCATGCTTAAACGCATCTTTGATGGCAGCCCCGGTCACGTGCTCCTCATCCGCCACTGAGCCAAGCTGCTTAATATTGTATTCGCCTGCCTGGATTTTCACCTTTGACGTATCGATGCTCGAAGATGTTTCAGCGCTCTTTACGCTGCACAAAACTCCTTCGTCGATAAGTCGCTGCACTGGCAAGTTGTAGGCGATGCAGTCAAACACCTTACCCTTGCCACCGGTCAGCATGCCGCCTCGCATCCTGTACGGGGTGGCCGTCAAACCTATGACACGCACGTTCGGGTTTACGTCTTTCAATGCGCCAAGGAATTGACGATACATGCCGCTGCCGTCTTTGGGGACAAGGTGGCACTCATCGATAATGACGATGTGTGGGGTTTCAATATCCCTCAAGTAAATGGACTGAATGCCGGCAAAGGTTATCTGTCGCCCTAATTCTTTTCTGCCTAGGCCCGCCGAGTAGACGCCGATATCAGCGCCCGGAATGTAGAGCTTAAGCTTCTCTACGTTTTGCTCGATAAGCTCTTTGACGTGCGTTAAGCATATGATTTGCGTGCGAGGATATCGCCGAAGAAGTTCCTTAATTATCCCTGCCTGCACATGACTCTTGCCCGACCCAGTGGGCAGCGCAACCAATGGGTTGCCTTTCTTCTCCAGCAAGTACTTGACCACCGCATCGACGGCCTCTTGCTGATATCCCCTTAGACTGACTTCCATTCTTCACACCCATTCTTTTGCTCTGTTACTGACAGCTCTTTGCTCGTAAGCCCGCATTCCCACTTGCCTGCTCCTGGCATGCGGACGTGCTCACAAGTCCTACAGTTCTTCGATAGTGGCAGCCCCTTGTGGCACTGCCCCGAATAGTGACACCACTTGCACTGATACCAGTCTGGACGATTGGATATCTTTGGCAATGGGACACGGGACTCCACAATATCCAGCCCCCTGCCGAGATACTCCCTAGCCACGCTCTCATCATAAGTAACGTGCTCTGTATACAGTTCATCATCGTTCTTATTCACAGCCATATACAATCCGTCCCGAAGATTGAGGCCCTTCATGTATAGCTGCATCTGCGCATGGTGAGCTGGCTTAGACTCAATCATGCCTTTCTTCTTTAGCTCCTGAAAGCTCTTGTCATTGTGCGTCTTGAACTCAAGAAGGTATGGCGTGTCCGGGTCGTTAGGTATCCCCTTGGCTATCCCGTCCACACTGCCACCGATGTAACCATCGGCGAACGAGACCCGGTATTGATCACCGTGGGGGGTGTGATCCCAGACCTCGCAGCCGATGGCCCGAAGAAGAGAGACGAGAGTGACTTCTTCTCTCTGCCCTCGGTCAAAAAGGCGTAGCATTCGACCCGACCATTGAACTTGCGCGGCCCATCTAAACGAGTACCAGATCTCGCGGGGACAGTCCCGTCCGATAATGGAGCAGCCCAAGTGTGCGCGTTGGCCGTCTCCCTGCTTACTCGCCCTGTCATCATCGATGGCCCGTGCAACGTCCCCGTCAGGGTCGAACACAAACTTGGTCATAGCTCCCAAGGCGCCTTTCCGTCTTCATTGGATGGAACGGCCGCATCGGCGCAGGCCTCCATCTTTGCAAACTTGTTACTGTCATCGTAGCCGCCGGTACCGGCCTCAATCTTAACGGTTAGCATAAACGGCTTGCCATGAAGCTCGTGAGTATCCTTAAACCTCTCAACGCCAACCGCCTCACACAATCGCTTTAGCTGCTTTTGCCCAATGGCCTGAACCTTTGGCTTGTGGTGCTTGATGTTGTAACCATCGCTGATGCGGGTGCCCTGCCACTGACCTTCAAGCACCTCAACCGTCACCGGCATACGCAGGCCCCAATCGCGCTCAACGATATCAGAGTCAACCACCGACACCTTCAGGACAGTCCCGTCCGGAATAAGCCCACTTTCAATGTCGCTTGTATCAAAAGAAAAATATGCCATTACTCTACCCCTTTCAAAAGGTTGTTAATACGTGTCAAGTTGGGCGGAACGAACTGCTTCAGCCTGCCACCTCTGCTTTTAGCGACAAACTTCTCGTCGCCCATTGTTTGAAAATATCTCTGAATCTTACCCTCGGCATCCTTGCGCGCCTGCAATGCAAACACGTGGTCCACCAGGTAAGGCAACTGCTGACGCATGCGCTGCCCCGGCATATCCGGCGCGCAGACCAGGCCGCCCGTAAACTCATCTTTCACGCGCTCCTGCTTGGCTGTCATGTACACACACTTCTTCAGGTCACGAAACGCGCGAACTATAGATGTGGTCTTCGTTGCCATCTCGCCATAGGCCTTACGCCCATCCTTGTTGGCCTTCAGCTCCACCGCTAGTATCTGCTCTGCAATCTCACTGATTGAGTCGAGACAGACCCACGTATATTGCTCGGCCTCCTTCGAGCTTGCCAGCCAATTGAGAACGTCCACCAGTTGCCCAGGGTGTTCAATCTCAACAGCCGGAATATCGAAGTCAGCTAAGGAACGCAGGCCTGCCTCTGCACTCAGGATCAGACATGGCTCCTCGATAGTCGAGATAGCAAATGTCTTCCCCGCCCCCGATGGGCCGTAGCCCACGATGCTTGTGTTATCCTCTCGGCCTAGTTGGTTTGTGCTAATCAACTTCATTGCCCCACATCCAATCCGTTGCCAGGTGTTAGTTCCTCAATAATGTCCGCAAGTCGACCTTCGGCAACGACGATACTGTAGTGGTTATCGCCAATAACGATGCCGTCTTCGACGTGCTCCAATAAATCACGGGCACGAGCCAAAACCTTATGCGCCTTTGCAAGTGCCTTGACGTGCTCGTCTGTAAAGATAAGCTCATTGCTCTTTGGGTAGTACATCATGAGTTTCTCCTTCGATGTCTGCGGACAAGGGTCGGGATGTCGACAGAATCATCTAAAGTATCGCCGTCCTCCTTCTCCCACCTCTCTTCAAGCCCATCCTCGAACTTGGTTATCTCGTTGGCCAACTCGCTGGCCTCATCTTCAATGGCACGCGCCATCTCCCGTAGCCGGTCCAACTCTCTACGAATCGCACGGCGCTCAATATCCTGCTGAGTATCTGGAAAAGGATTAGACATATCTCGATACACTCCATAGCCCGTACTGGACAATAAGGCTGCCAGTGTGCTCATCAGCATTACCCGTCATTAGCTTGGCGTATTCTGCCGGCTCATCCATTGCCAGGTGCTTCACCCCGTCGATAATCTCTAAACGCCCCAGGGTCTGATGGCTGCCTGCATCCGCCAAGTCCGGGTCGTTCTCGACAACGATCCAGGAGGACCCCATCACGGATGGGCGCTTGGATACCTCACCCCATGTCTGGCTGATGTACTCTAGCCCGCTCTCAACCGCAGACATGACGACGCTGTCATCAATCTCAATCGTTAGTTCAATCTGCATCACTCACCTCCACAACTGTCACTGCTGTCTTCGCTGGCTTAGTCTCGATAACGTCAAGCATCAGTGAGAACAAAGCTGGCTCATCCACTGCCAACTTCTTGAGCTTACGCACATCCAGCGAGACCGTAGTCTTCACGGGTGCATGCTCGCCTAGCTGCGCTGCAATCTGATTGAATGCCTTCACATCCAACTTGCGTGTCAGCTTGCCGGTGGTGGTGACCTTAAAGTAGTTACCCGTCTGCGTAGTCGCGCCTTCTTCCTTGGCACCAATCGCCTCGATTAGCTTCTGTTCAATCTGCACGCGCTTCTCACGCGCGCTCGCTTCCAGTTCTTTTGCCTTGGCTAGCTCAAAGCCTAGGACATCAACTGGTTGTGGTTTTCTGTTTGCATCGGCCATGGCGGCCCCCTTTCGTTAATCCCAATCTATCAATTGCCGTTGTACAGGTCAAGCACAAAAAGACAAGGCGTGTACAAAAAAAGAAAAAAAGAACGAGGCTTGACTGTCTGACCGATGTGTGCTACAAAGATAACGGTAACACTAACAAGGAGTTAACGCATGGCGTTAAAGGTAACAGGGCTCAGGCTCTCAGAGGAAGTGATTAATTTGGCAGACAGTCTTATCCCGTTTCTAGAGAAAGACATTGTCCGCTACCCCGGTGCGAAACCTAACCGAAGTGACGTGCTGAGGCAAGCTATGGTGATGGGATTGCAGGAAATGGAGAAGAATGCGCAGGGTGATGACGACAACGAATAGATAATCTATAGCCAGCTCGGAGGGGAGTCGTGGCAACAATGTTGGATAGTGCATTAGCAATGTGGGACAACGGGATGCGGGTCATCCCATTGCAGGGAAAGAAGGCGCTCATACCATGGGCGAAATATCAAAATGAGACACCGACCCAAGAGGATGTGGAGGCCTGGTGGGGAAGGTGGCCAACGGCGAACGTTGGTATTATCACGGGTAAAGACGTGGTGGTTGTCGATGCTGACTCACGCGAGTCAATCAAGTGGGTAATCGATAACCTACCGCGCACCCCGTGGGCAGCGCAGACTGGCAAGGGCATGCACTTCTACTACGGTGCGTCCGATTTTGAGATTCGAAACTCTGTCAACGTTGACGCCAAAGTGGACGTCAGGGGCATGGGTGGTTATGTGGTGGGTCCGCCATCCAGGCATACAAGCGGCAAGCGATATCGCTGGGTGATAGACAAGGCCGCCGGCGCTCAATCATTTGACGACCTACCCTGTCTCAGTCGTGAGGATATCGCGCACATCAACGCATACAACGGCGTCGAACAAAATACAGAATACCTATTTGACTCCACGACGGTCAGGGATGCACACGACGGGTCGCCGGTTGAAGAGGGTGGTCGCAACAACGCGGCCGCATCCCTAGTGGGCCAGTATATCCACGAGGGGCATGACCTAAAGTCTATTAAGGGATTGTTAACCCAGTGGAACGATACCAACCCAGACCCTCTGGAGAGAGACGAGCTAGACACCACACTAGCAAGTGTTGTCACAACTCACCTGCGCAACAATCCTGATGACGCCCTAGCTATCGAGCATGAAGGGTTTGAACCCAAGCCCATTGAAGGTATCGCCGTCAAGGGTGTGCCCGCTCACCTGCTAGAGGTGCCCGGTGCGCTCGGTGCCATCTGCGAGTTCATCAACCGCACGGCCATATATCCCCAGCCGGTGCTATCTTTGGCTGCGGCCCTGCCCATCCTAGGCACGCTCTATGGCCGGTACTACAGGAGCCCCACCAACCTGCGCACCAATATCTATTCGTGCTCGATTGGCTTCTCTGGCTCAGGAAAAGAACACCCGCTGCACTGTGCTGACCAGCTCTTTAATGAGTCCGGCATGGGGGAAAGGCTAGGCACGGGCCGGATGTCATCGGCTCAGGGGTTGCTCAAGCATTGTCAGCGCTCGCCTGCTACTATGCTAGCTATCGATGAGTTCGGGTTGATGCTCAAGTCCTTAACATCTAAGCATGCCAGCACACACAAGGCCGATATCATGGCCACGTTACTGGAGCTATTCAGCAGGGCCAAGGGCACCTTCCGTGGGATGCAATACGCCGACACCGATGGCAACCGGCCACGGGTGGATATCTTCCAGCCATGTGTGTCGCTTTATGGGACCACCACACCGAACCATTTCTATGAGTCGCTCAAAAGCACCCAGGTTATGGACGGCTTCCTGAACCGATTGATTATCTTTGATATCGGTAACAGTATGCCCGAACGTCAGGAGCCCATCACCCTTGAACCACCGGAGCCCCTTATCCGTTACTTTAAAATGGTGCGATCCTATATCAAATCCAAGCAAGGCCATGGCGCGGATATCGCCAACGGGAGCATGGATATCCCCCTGCATACGGTTCCCATATCGCCGGAAGCTAAAGAATATCTCGGCGACTATGAGAAAAATATCCGCCGACAGATGATTGAATATCGCTCAAGCGGCACAGATGCTCTATGGTCACGCGCCTATGAGCACGCCGTCAAGATAGCCATGATTCGAGCTATCGGGATTGATTTCAAGCGGCCTGAGGTATCGCTAGCCGATGTGGCGTGGGGATGTGAGCTGGTGACAAACCAAATCAAAACAACGGTGGTTGACGTGGTCGACCGTGTAGCGGATAGCGAGCATGAACGAACGCTCAAGAGCGTGTTACGCCACATTACCAGGGAAGGGACAAGCCAAGCAGACCTAACCATAAAGACGCGAGCAGTCCCTAGGGACCAAAGACAGAAGATATTGAAAGACTTGATTGACGGGGGCCAGGTGACAATGAAACGACACAAGCCGAAAAAAGGTCGGCCCACCACATACTATGTGAGGACCCAAGGCAATGGTTGACAGTGAAGAGAAAGAACAGATGAAGCTCGCGGCATATCTCGACGGCCGGAAGTTCCTGTGGTGCCACGTTCCTAATGGGGGTCATCGGCGCAAGGTTGTTGCGGCCTCGCTCAAAAGACAGGGCGTCAAGTCAGGGGTTCCGGATGTGCTTATCTTTGCGCCGATACAGGCGGCCATTGAACTCAAGAGGAAATCAGGGGGGAGCGTTAGCGCCAACCAAAGCAAATGGTTGGACGCCCTGAACGATGCAGGCTGGAGTACCTACATCGCCCGAGGCGCCGATAAAGCCATAGAGTGGCTAATTGAGAGAGTCAGAAGTGAGACAAGCGAAGAGGACAAAGAACAAGATAAGAAGCCAAAAGCCGACGATTAACATTTTCAATCCGCCCGATACACGACGATGTAACCCCATTCCTCAATCATGAGATACGAGGCCTGGCGTGGCTTGCTTAAGCGCCTGATAAATTGCTCGGCTTCTCTTTGTGTTAGAAATTTCCCTAGTTGTTGCATGGTCCTACCCTTTCAAATCGTAGATACGATAGCTCGCCCCAATGGGCTCCAATTGTTTCTTGATGATTCGCCGAACGTTGCGCATAGTCCCGACAGTCTGCCAGCTAACGCAAACACTGTTGTGGTAAATTGCGGCCACCCATTGTCGGCGGTGGCCCCGAAAAAATTCAATCGTTGTTTTGCCCATGGCCCTACCCCTTCAAAATGTTTAGAGTGATTTTGCGCTTACTTGCCCCGTGGGCCGGAAACCCAATGGCGTAACCCCGGTCCTTACGAGTGCACAGGGGCCTACCCGACCCACATGTGACGCACTGTGTTGGGCCATACGTGGCCGGGCATGTCACAACCCGGTTACCCTTAGGCGTGCGAGTCAGCCCCTTGCCAGTGTCAGAGGGCAGGACCACCACGCAATCTAGGCCATGCTCTAGGGCTTCGTCGACGTCGGCCAGTGATTCTACGCTGGCATTGATGGCAAACCCGGCTCCACTATCTTTGATGGCCTCCCGGTTTTTCTTTCGGATTGCCCAGTGTGAGCGCTTACCTACACATGCCTTGTGAGTGTAGACAATTGGCGTACGTCGGTACAATCGGTTGGACGCGGCAAATGTCTTGAGCGTGTCAGCACAAATATGCTCGGATGTTTTACCGTTCCATAAGTCACCGCCTTCATTGTGTCTGTAGATGTAGGTAAAGTTCCGAATAGCTCGCATATACTCGCTGACCGATACGGTCTCATACTTGCCCGCGTCAACCTTGGTCCGATGTATGTTGCCATTCCCTTGTTGGTCGTAGCAGCCATTGCCAAGCAATGGGCATGACTTTGGGCATGTTTCTGTTGTGGTTCTAGTGACTGTAACCGGGCCAGTTTTGACGTTAGCCGACGGTCTTTTGGTGTAGTGATGGCGTGTCTGTGCCATGATGTTTACCCTTTCAAGTTGTGGCCTAGGGGGCTCAATCCCTAGGCGTTAAACAATCGTACAACAGTTATTCAGTAGGAGTCAATTCCAATCCCTCGAAGAACGCCAACAGCTTTGGGCAATCGCTCGCATACATGAGACGTTGTAGGGTTTCCCATTGGTCTTCACTCAGTCCGTCCAGCTGGTCTTGGAATCCCTCGAATGTGCCTGCCTTACCAGTCTCCGGTTCCGGTTCACAGCAAACACCGTCAGATGCGTGGATACGCGCGCCGCACACTTCACACCTCGTCCAGTAGTTGTTCCAATCGTCGGGAACATTGTTCAAGAATTTTGGCACGTCTTCACCCTTTCAATGTGGTTACACCACAAAAGCCCGCGGAAAGCGGGCAATGTGGTTCTATGTAAGCGGGGCCTAACCCTTCCACGTCCAAACGCGGGCCCCATCCTCATTGAAAATGCCGGCCTTTCTTAGAAGGTCCATGCATCGGCGGCTTGGCTCACTGGTGAGATAACCACAGCGCTTGCCCTTGTGGTACGGAATTTCAAGCCCGTTGAATTGCTCCGCCGTAGGGTCCACAAATTTGCGGGTGTAGTACTGCGCCCCATTCTCAATACTTTCGCATTCATTCACCAAGAACCAGTGGGTCTCACCAGGGGCTAGCCCCTCCGGCCACATTTCATGATTGAGGTAGGCGGGTCTAAGCCATTTGAAGCACTGGCTCAGCGCTTCGCATAGTACGTAGCAATGACCCCGAAGACTGCCTTCAGTACCTTTATAGGGTGAATGCACCAAGCGGGGGGTCGCCTTGGCTGTAGCGGCTAGTGCGTCGATAGTGATTTGCAATGTCATTGCTCTGACTCCTCAGTAGGTTAGTGCGTCGATGATTTGTGACACAGTGCAACGAAACGTTTTACGGTAGTGTAGGCGCATGGCCCATGAGAGATTGTTGGTGGCCATGGCTCGTTGTAGTTTGATGTATGACATAATGTTACCCTTTGTTTGTGGTTAGATCTTACCACCAAAGGCCGCATAGAGCGGCCGAGGTGGGTTAGGTTGTGGGGCTGGACTACTGTTGAGCCATGGCTTGCGCAACCTCCAATTCGCGGTACGCTTGCTTCAAGTCCTTGGCAATGGCGGTGACCATTCGAGGCGAATCACCCAAGTGGTAGAATGTGATTTTGCCCAACCAATACTTAACATTGCTGTTTGCTTTTCCGACCCGATTGACGCGACGTGTCATGATTGTTACCCTTTCGGTTAGTGTTCTGCTCGCCCCTGATTATGGTCATACTTGAGAATGAACGTCAATCAATTGTTTGACGGTAGGTGTTGTTTTCAACAAACTTTCGACGTCTCAGCAAGCAATATGGGGCCGTAAGTGTGTGGAATTGTTGGGGAAAATGAAAAATGTACGTTTCTTTGTTTTTTGTCTGTTTTGGGCCCCAGGGAGAGTGAGCGAGTGTGAGACAGGCAGGCAACGGGAGGGTGACAGGGAGGCAAAGGAAGGGCAACGGGTAGGCAACGGTAGGAGAGAGAGAGAGAGAGAAAGAGAGAGATTATATATATTAAACCTATAAGTGAGCTAACCTGCTGATTTCATTAAGCTTTTCGGAAATTCGATACCCTGCATACTTGCAAATTCGGCTCTAAGTGCCTGAAAACACTCAACAAATATGTGAAACCGCCTAAATTGCCCCCCAGGGGCGCCCTAGCCATGGCCCAAGGGCCCAAGGGGACGCAAGTGGGCGCCATGGCCCCTAGAATCGATTGTGAGCGGCTTTCTGGCCTAACTGGGCCTATGGCCTAGGCCGGCCGAGAACTCACCTCAGAAGGCGAAGCCTGAAGGTTGCCATACGTTGCCACACGTTGCCCTATGTAGCACTACACTACATGTGGTGCATGTCAGACGCATTGCGTCAAAACCAACCGGTCGGTTTTATCAACCGCTCGATATAACCAACCGATAGGTTTAACCAACCGGTTGGATATCGGATATCCCACCCCGGACACCGGGGACCCCTCTAACGTTAATAGCCACAAAAACTAATTTTCCCCTCACCCTTTTCCCTCCTGGGAATAAAGAACCTGGTCATTCTGATTTTTTCGCCTAGGTTCTTTTGCCGAGGTTCTTTCCTTTTGATTCCAAGGGCTTAGCCTTAACCTCCCCGTTTCAAATTTTTTGCCTAAGTTTTTTGTCCAGGTTCTTTTTTGTTTCACGTGCAACATATTCCCTCTTTGACAAATGCACTGCATTGCCATACGATACATGTATGGCACCTCTCTTTTCGGGGGCCTGGATGGTAAGGAAGCATGGCACGTGGCAGAGGCAGACCCTCGGCGGAGGTTATTCCCCGTCGTTCAATTGACAAGCTCCGACAGGGTTACCTGTCGAATTGCCTTCCTCCGCTCGACCTGGTGGCCAATGCGCTCGGGGTCAGTCGCTCGATGATTGGCAAGATCATCCACAACCGGGCCTACTACTCATCGGCCTACGCAAGCCAGTTGGACATCGTAAAGGAGCGCCGGGCTCAGTTTCTGCTGGAGCTGACCGATGGCTGACTTCTGGAATGTCGATGCCCTCCTGGCAGAGCCGGAGGAGGAAGAGGAAGAAGTCCTCACCCCTGCCGAAGTTGTGTCGGTGCCGTCAATTGAGGTGGTGCGGCACAACCTGCTGGCCTTGATTCAACAGGCGCTTGAGGGGGCAATCCACACATCGGCGGCGCGGGAGTTGGAGCCGAATGATGTGAAGGTGGTCTCGGAGCTGATGCGGGCCCTGAAGCTGGCTGAGGATATGCAGAAGGATGACGCACTAAGTCAGATGGATGATGAGACGCTTCAGATGCTAGCGGAGAAGGCGCTGGCGGTGAAGCAGTTGGGGGATGGCGGAAGTGATTCGGATTAGAGAAGGGCGCCCGGAGGATATGGCGTTTGTATATTCCTCTTGGGTGAAGTCGTATGCGGGACGAAACAAAGATGTTCCCAGGGGTCTCGTGTACGGGGCGCAGGTTGATATCATCCGAGAGGTCGTGCGCGGGTGCCGCATCCTTGTGGCAACTCCGGAGGGGTCGGATGATGATATCTGTGGGTGGGTGTGCTATCGTTTGCCCGTGTATCAGTTCATGTATGTCAAAGCGCCGTTTCGGCGATTTGGTGTAGGCATCACACTGATGAAGGCGACCGGGTGGGAGAGTGGGCCGATTATGGGGGCCTACAAGCCATCGAAAGAAATACTGAAAAAGATTGAGTTTGAGTATGCGCCGCAAATGCAGCGGCTAGACATGCTGGAGAGGTTTGCCAATGAAGGTGTATGCAGTTAGGTTTAACGCGGATGTAAAGCCATTGATGAACCAGACGTTTATCGATGTGAATCACCCGGCCACCAAGGGGTTTAGTCTTAAGGTGGATGGGCAGTTTTTGCTGGTCTCGCATGATAGCGGCAGTGAGTTTGCCGTGCCGATGTCGTCAGTCTCATGGATGAAGATTGATGGGGCGGTGATTAAGCCCAAGCGAGGGCGACCAAAGAAGGCGGTCAGTGAAGCAGTATGATGCCGATAGCATACTCCAGGAGTATGTTCGCCGGTTTGGCGATACGACAAAGCTCGAAGACAATCGCGAGCTAGGGCATCGTACTTTCAAATGGCGCAATGACTTGTTTGATTACCAGCTCAAGTTTATTGACGACGAGTCACAGATCAAGACGGCGCTGTGCAGCCGTCGAAGCGGGAAGACGTATGCTTCGTGCTATTACCTGCTTGAAGAGGCCAGTCGGACCCCGGACATCATCTGTGCCTACATCGCATTGACCAGGCGGTCAGCCAAGCGACTGATGTGGGCGGAGCTTAAGAAGGCCGACCGAAAGTATATGCTGAACATCAAGTTCAACAATGCTGAACTGGTGGCGGAGCTGAAGAATGGCTCTCAAATTATTCTGGCGGGGGCGGATGACGAGGCCGAGGTCGACAAGCTCCGTGGCTCGGCGTACCGGTTGGTTATCATCGATGAGGCGGCGTCGTTCGGGCCGCACTTGTCGGTGCTCATCGAAGAGGTTTTGGAGCCAGCGCTTGTTGACCACAACGGAACGCTTGCGATGATTGGGACACCGGCGGCTCACTGCTCGGGTATTTTCTATGAGGCCACCACTGGGATTAGGTCGGAGTATTCCACCCACAGCTGGACCATCATGGAGAACCCGCACATTCCGCATGCTGGGGAGTGGCTAGCCAAGAGGCGTAAGCAAAAGAGGTGGGCCGAGGATAACCCCATCTACCTGCGTGAGTGGCGGGGCAAGTGGGTGCGCTCGGATGACTCACTGATTTACAAATACAACGAAGAGAACTTAGTCGAGTCTGTACCCCTAGATGAGTTTGATTTTGAGTACGTGCTCGGGATTGACCTTGGGTACGAAGATGCGACGGCGCTGGTGGTGGGGGCTTTTTGTCGGGACTTGCCTGACTTCTACATTGTCGATGCATTCAAGAAGAGCCACATGCTGCCGGTGGATATTGCGGCGGCGATACGGGATATGGACGCTATCTATGGGTTTACGACCATGGTGGCCGATACCGGGGGCCTGGGTAAGTCGATTGTCGAGGAGTTTAGAAAGCGCTATTCGCTGCCCTTGAAGGCTGCGGAAAAGCGCAACAAGGGCAGCTACATAGAGCTAATGAACGACGATCTAGCGACAGGCAGGGTGAAGGTACTAGACCAAAGCATCTTAGCCGAATGGGATGTTTTACAATGGGACGAAGACCGACGCAAGGAAGACCCTCGGTTTGACAACCACCTGTCCGATGCCTGCCTCTATGCCTGGCGGGAGAGCCGCCACTACACATTTCAAGACGACACAGACTACGTCCCTGATGGATACTCCCAAGAAGAGTTCAAGATTATGCAGCGCATCGAAGACAAGATATATGAGCCGGAGAAAGACTGGTGGGAATCAGAATGGACGTTGAATTGATAATAGCCCTGGCACAAGAGCACGGGCTCAAGCGTCTGAGGGTTGGTGATATAGAAGTAGAACTCTGGGAAAAGCCGCGCCAGCGCTATAGTCAGGCCGTGCCTGTGGGGGCTCTGGTGGATGAGAGCATTCCAGATGATGAAGAAGACCTTTTTTATTCAGTGGAGTGAATAAATGAAGCCGAGCACATACTGGTGGAACGTCCAGACAGACCCGCATGAGATGGTTTTTGACACGGTTGAACAACTGACAGAGAACCAGAAGTACCGAAAAAGAGACAATTTTAACCATGCGCGGCTCTACGGCAACGCATTCTTGTCAGACCTACAAAACTCGATGACCATGGTGAAGAACACCAAGAGCCGAGTTACGCTCAACATCATCCAATCGATGTGCGACACGGTGACAGCGCGGGTGGCCAAGGCAAAACCCATGGCAACCTACCTCACATCCGGTGGCGACTGGAGCATGCAGCAAAAGGCAAAGCTCCTAACCAAGTTTACCGAGGGCCAGTTCTACGAGTCAGGCATCTACAAGGTCGCGCCTAAGGTATTCCTGGACGCCTGCGTGTTTGGCACCGGGGCCATGAAGGTCTTTGAAGAAGATGGAGACATCAAGGTTGAGAGGGTCTTTATTGATGAGATTATCATCGACGATCTTGAGTGCAGATACTCAGAACCAAGACAGATGTTCCAACAGAAGCTGGTCTCTAAGGATGTACTGGCAGCTTTATTTCCAGAGGCCAAGGACAAGATTTATGAAGCGTCTAATTATGAAGATGATGATACTCAGTACAATCATGCTAGTGAGCAGATTGTATGCATCGAAGCGTGGCACCTCCCGTCGTCCAAGAAGTCTAACGATGGACGACATGTAATAGCTATTGAGAATTGCACGCTCATGGATGACTCCTACGAGCGACACTCTTTCCCGTTCTGCTTTATCCGCTGGACCGAGCGCCTATTGGGCTTTTTTGGCCAAGGGTTAGCCGAACAGCTCACCGGCATTCAGGTAGAAATCAACAAGCTCCTGCGCATGATTCAGGAGCAAATGCACCTGGCCACGCCGAAGGTTTTTGTCGAAGCAGGCTCTAAAATCTCCAAGGCACACATCAACAACGAGATTTGGGGCATCATTGAGTATGCCGGAACACCACCAACGTTTTTTGTACCCAAGACAGTGTCTGGGGAAATTTTTGTACACCTAGACCGGCTGTTTACTCGTGCATACGAGATTGCCGGCGTCAGCGTGCTTGCTGCGCAGTCCAAAAAGCCAGCCGGGCTTGAGTCCGGTGTAGCGCTGCGTGAGTTCCAAGACATTGAGACCGAGCGCTTTATCATGGTCGCCAAAGATTACGAAAACCTCTTTTTGGAAGCCGCAGAGCAGATGATTGACATCGCACGAGATGTCGCACAGCGCGGAGACGCCTATGAGGTGTTTAGCCATGGCGATGAAAACATAGAGCGCATCAACTGGAAGGAAATAGACCTAGAGAGCGCAGAATACGTTATGAAGGTCTATCCAACGTCGCTGCTGCCAACAACACCGGCCGCAAAGCTCCAAAAAGTCATCGAAATGCTGCAAGCGGGCATGGTCACCCAGCAAGAGGCTCGCGCCCTGCTCGATTACCCCGACCTGGAAGCCGTAAACCAGTTGGCGACTGCTTCTCAGGAGCTTTTTAACAAGATTATTGACGAAGCAATCAGCAATGGACGCTACAATCCGCCGGAACCGTTTATGAACCTGGCGATGGGCATCCAAATGGTCCAATCAGCCTATCTCAAGGCCAAGATAGACAACGTGCCTGAGGTTCGGCTCGATTTGCTGCGCAGGTTCTTGCAGGACTCTATCGCAATGCTCGCATCAATGCAGCAACAGGCCGCAGCGCCACCAATGGAGCAAGATGTTGCCCAGCAGGGCGCCCGGCCAAACGCTTTATCAGGACAAGAGGCGGCCCAAGAGCAAGTGGCCGCCCCAATGCCAACATAGGAGATTTAAATGGAAGAGCAGCAGGAAGCACCACCGGCAGAGGTTGTAGAAGAGGCGGTCGAAGAGGCGGCAACGGAAGCCGCCGAAGTCGCCGAAGCCGTCGAAGAGAAGCCAGACTTTTCTCGTCAGTTTGGGGCGATTGCAAGAAGAGAGAGGGAGCTGCGCAGCAGGGAGGCGAGGCTCAAGGAGCTTGAGGCCCAGTACAACGAAGTCCAGGGATACAAAAATGAGTATTCGGGAATTCAGTCACTAGCCAAAGAAAACCCCTACGAGGCGATAAAAAAACTGGGGATTGACTACGATGCTTTGACGCAGCAGGTCATCAACGAGGGTGAGCCCACGGCTGACCAGAAATTAAAGCTCGAAAACGAGGCTTTGCGTGCTCGCATCGAGAAGCTTGAAGGTGCCTACAACGAGGAAAACAAGCAACGCGAGCAGGCCCAGGCCCAGGCGGCCCGCAACAAATTAATTGACAACGTAAAGCAATTCGTTGACGATGGTGGTGACTACGAATTCATTCAGTCGAATGATGCCTATGGTCTCGTCGCGGAAGTTATGCAACAGCACTACATCCGCACGAAAGAGATCATGGAGTATTCAGACGCTGCAAAAATGGTTGAAAGCCATTTTGAATCCGAAGCAGAGCGATACCTGAGCAGCAAGAAGCTGCAAGATAAGTGGCGGGCCACTAGTCAAAAAGAGCCCGAAACAGAAGAAGCGACTCCAGAAGCCGAAACAGCGAAATCATCACGGCCAAAAACACTTAGCAATGAAAACACTGCTAAGAAAACAGAACCGTCTAGCGGTGCCCTAGAGAGCAAAGAAAAGTCTCTGGAGCGCGCTGCCTCGCTTTTACGCTGGGAATAACCGGCACTTACTGGAGTTAAGAAATGGCGCTCGACATTGCAACAGTTACCCAGGCGCTGAAGGAGCACTACAAGCCCCTTCGCGTCCAGAACATGGTTTATAAAGACAATCCGCTTCTCGCCCTTATGCCGAAGTACACAAAGTTCGGCGGCGAGAATATGCCCATTCCGTTGATTTTCGGAAATCCGCAGCGACGAAGTGCAACATTCGCTAGCGGTCAGGGCGTAGACTCTACATCCTCGCTTGGTCAATTTGTACTGACACGCGTGAAGGATTACTCATTCGCAAGCATTACCGGCGAGTCCATCAAGGCTACGGAGCGAGACAGCGATGCTTTCTTGCGCTACGCCACCATGGAGATTGACGGCGCAATGCACTCGCTAACTCGGTCTTTGGCTACGTCAATGTATCGGGACGGGACAGGCTCTATCGGAACCGTCTCAAGCGAGTCTAGTGGTACATATACGCTCACTGACGCCGAGGACATTACCAACTTTGAAGTTGGCATGGTGCTCAATGTTTTCCAGCATCAAACCACATCAACAACGGATTCACGATTCCGTAAGCCAGATCCACTAAACCAGATTGGTGGAGACCTTACGGTTACAGCGGTTGACCGCTCGGCGGGCACGTTTACTGTTTCGGGAACAACAGGTTCGCCGGCGCTTCATAACCAAGTGCTTCAAAAGGGCGACTTGAATGTTAAAATTAGCGGCCTAGAAGCGTGGGTTCCTCGCGTTCTGGATACAAACAACAAGACCCTGTTTAGCCAAGACCGAAGCACAGACGTGTCTCGTCTCGGTGGTCAGCGTTTTGACGGCTCCGCTCTTCCGATTGAAGAAGCTCTTATCGAAGGCGCTTCTCTCGTAAGTCGAGAAGGTGGCGCTCCTACTCACTGCTTTGTTGACTTCAAGACGTTTGCAAACATTGAAAAAGCTCTTAGCTCTAAGGTTGTGTACGGCGAAGTTAAGGCTCGTGACGTTGATATGGGATTTGCGTCAATTGCTCTTCGTGGACCACGAGGAATCATTGATATTATTCCTGACCAAAACGCGCAACCAAACATTGCGTGGATGCTTCAGCTTGATACCTGGAGCCTTAACACTTTGGGCGAAGCTCCAATGTTCCTTGACTTTGACAACAACCAAATGCTTCGAGAAAATTCGGCAGATGCTTACGAGGTACGCCTCGGGTACTACGGAAACCTGGCTTGCAACGCACCTGGTTACAACTGCCGAATCGCATTGGCTTAATTCAGACCCAAGAAAGGAGATGAGTTATGGCTAGTCGTGATTTTAAAAACGTGCAAGCGCTAGAGCGCGCGCTTAAAATTATTGCAGGTCGCGTCACAGTGAGTAGCGGTGAGTGCACAGTTGCTGATGGCGCAGGCTTTACTGTCGGAGACTTTTCGACGGGTGTGGTAATTATCACGCTGGATGACAAGTATTCGGGGCTGCTCCATGCAGGTGCTACTCTAAATATTGCCGGTGCTGATGACGATGACTTTATGCGGCTAAAAGCGCATGATGTCACCAGCGCAAAAACAGTAACTTTTGCAGCCCATGATACTGCGGGGACGGCAGACGCGACCCCAGCAGATGGTGAGTTTACTTTTATGTTGCTGCTCAAAAACAGCAGTGTAACCTAAGGAGCCTAAAATGCCCGACCAAGGTAACCTGGCGGTCATGATCCTCGACAAAGCCAAGGAGTCATCCGAAGGCAAAGAAGAGGGTGAAGGCTACTCAAGGATGGCCAAGAAAGAAGCAGGAGATGCTTTCCTCAAGGCTATCGCGGATGGCGACGGAGAGATGGTAGCGCAAGCGCTACAGGACCTCTACGACGTCAGTATGAACTAATTGGACGGGGGCGAAAGCCCCCGGTCCTTTATTGGAGGGCTGGATGCCGAATAACACTACCACCCTCGCCCAGCTCATCACCCGCGTAAGACAGCGGGCTGACATGGTGGGCTCTACCTTTGTTTCAGACTCGGAAGTTGTCGACTACATCAACGTGGCCATGGCAGAGATTCACGATCTTCTGGTGACGAAGTATGAAGACTACTACGTTAAAGACAGCTCTGAGTCCCCAAAGTCTGGAGACTATACGCTCCCCGCCGACAACCCAGGCACACTTCCAACAGACTTCTATAAAGCACTTGGGGTTGATTTTACATCCGGCGGTTTAACCTACCGAATGATGAGATTTACCTTCCAAGAGCGCAACATGTACAATGCGCCTGCAATTGTAGCATCCAGAATCGCAGACACCAGATACGCCATTCAAGGAAACAAGATTAAGTTTATTCCTTCTCCGGCAACATCTGGAACTGCAAAGCTGCACTATATTCCCGAAGCTCAACAGTTTGATGCGGGGTCGACCAGCGCAACGATTGTCAGCCTTGCTCCTCAAATCGCAAAAGGCTACGAGGAGTATTTGGTGGTAGATGCCGCCATCAAATGCTTGATGAAGGAAGAGTCCAACACTCAGCCTCACATGATCTACAAAGAGCAATTGCGCAAACGGCTTGAGGCGGCATCCGCAAATAGAGACGCGGGCGAGTCTTCCAAAATTACCGACGTCAGAACTGGCGTCTACCTTGACGACCACATCAACTACAAGAGCTACTGATGGTCGAGGTTGAAAGATATAGAACCCAAGACTACGACCTGAACAGGGTTCAGGACAAGGTAGAGCTGTTTGCAAGCGAGCTTCAGCAATCAGGCATCATTGCGGGCCGGTTGTTTGAGGACATCGAGGTAACCCGCAGCGAAACCTTTCGCGTGTACCATGGGCTCAACAGAAAGCCTAAGGGGTATATTGTTGTGTCCACCACAGTGGCAGGCACTGTTATTATCAAGAACGAAGAAAACGTTGACCCTAAAAACTACCTGCCACTGCAAATGGCGGCAAACTCAATCATTAGCTTGTGGGTGTTTTGATGGCTCTGCAAAAGAAGACATTGTCGTTCCCGCTGGCAAAGGGCATAAACGAAAAGGCGTCAGAGCCTTCTCTTGGCATTGATTCGCTCAAGGCTGCGGACAATGTTCATTTTGAGAAAACAGGTCAATTAAGAAAGCGCGGCGGGTTTGTCCTGACAAACAGCACGCAAAACTACGTTGCAGCAGGGACCGGAGGCTCGGTTGGCGACTCGGGCTCTATCTCCTCTGGTGTTGGCATTGTTCAGTATCAAAACGAGACACTGGTATTTGATGGCAACCGGGCGTACTCGAAGATAACGGCACCCCCGACAACAAACGTCTTGGTAGATAAGGGCACCTTTGTGCCGATGACGGTGGAGAACAAGGTAAAGCGCCGAGTCCCAGACCGTCGCCAGGGCAATGCGCAGATAGCAGAAGCAAACGGTATTAGGGTTTATGTCTGGGCTGAGTACCAGTTTTATCCTTCGGTTAGCTCTGGCGCTGTGACCAACCAATACCAGGTAAGGTATGATGCCGAAGATATAGAAACCGGCACCATCATACAGTCAAACAAACTTTTGGCTGGTTACGACATAGCAATCACGGGTACCAACAGGCTTTATGACATCCCCAGGCCTCAATGCCTTGCAGTCTCAAATCGAATATTCTTCATCTATCAAGACCCATCGACCAACAAGATAACGTACCGAAGCATTGACTGCACGTCGTCGACAACAGTGGCGCAAGGAAAGACGGCGGGTGCAACGCTGCAAGACACCAGTGGTGGCTCTGGCGTAGACATCGCCTTGGATGCAACTTACCCGATATTCTCCGTTGATATCGCCGGCACACAAACACTCGCAAGCGGCGGCGTCTTGGCTTATTTCACAGGTTCGGCGTTTAAGATTCAGTACCTGGAGGTCTCAGGAACCGCCCTTAACGGAACAACCGTCGCCACGGTGAGCATTACAGCCGCCTTTGCTCAGTATGCAAAAGGCCCCGACACGGTCTTGCCGAGCGAGATATTTGTTAAAACCTTGAGCGATAGCGCAGCGGTTGGAACCGCCGCTATTGTGTTTGGATGCACTGCGAATGTGGGCGGAACGGCAAAGGTCCACATAACACTTCTAAGCGACAATCTAGCGAATCAAGTTAGTTTTACTGACGCAACAAACGATCAAGGGGGCTCGGGTCATCTATTTCTTTTAGCTGGCACAGCGGGCACATTGGCTGACGGTGCAACCGATATTTATGTTCCGGTCTCACTGGTAAATGGTGCATCGGCCATTACGGCGGAGGCGGGCGCTGCTGACAGGGTCTCGCCTCATTGGTCCAGGATTTACAAGATATCCATAAGCAGCAGAACAATCTCATCAATTTCCTCATCGTCCATATCCGTCTACAAGGACAAGATGAGTTACTGCTCGACGATTACATCGGATGCGTTCAGGGTCGGCTCCAGTCTTTACTTTGCAATGTCGGTGGTTAACGACAATCTTTTGGGCGAGGACATCTTGCCTGATTTCAGGCTTAGAAGAGGCCTGTCCAATACGCTCGCTGTTGTAAATCACAACGGGGAGATTATTGGCGCAACAAAGATGGGGCAATGTGCGACTTGTGTGACGTCGGAGTATGTGACCCTAAACCCTGCCCAGTATACCTTTGCCGATGACGGCGATTCTGTTCAGTCTAACCGTAGGCTTTGGTTTGGAGTTCAAAGGGTTTTAAAAGACGCCTCCAGCAACAAGTATAGGTTTGGAGCATCTCGTTTTGCGGGGTACATCAACACGTCCAAAGACGTTGCGGCAACCACGCATAACTATGACCCTGACACCATCTTCGGCGTTAGTTTGGTCACTTGCGACTTCGACCCAGATCGAGCCATTGCAAGCGCTGACGCGGACGGCTCGCTTGTTTTAACGGGCGGAGTCTTGCATGGGTATGATGGGGATAGAATCTTTGAGAACGACTTTGTTGTTTCGCCCAGCATATCTCGTCTTGTTCAATCAGGGGCATCGGCAAACACTTACGTTGCGGGCGGAACGGTTCGGGGATTCACAAACGGTTTAGTTCTAAAGTACTCGGTCATCTACGAATGGGGCGATAGCAACGGAAACATCTATCGCTCTGCTCCAGCTCCTTTCAATGAGGTCACCATCGCGACAGGCGGCGTAAAGACCGTGGGCGCCGTTACTGGAGGCAGTGGGTATACAAACGGCACATTTGACGTGACAATGGGCGGCGGGAGCGGAACGGGCGCAGTTTTTAACATAACCGTTTCTGGCGGAGCTGTTCAGTCCGTAAATAGCATTACTTCTCAGGGTTCAGGGTACGCCAATGATGAGGTTTTAACCTTTCCAAACGGGTCAAGCGGGTCTGTTCCAATCAGCGCTGTTTACAATACAAATCGCGTCTTGGTTTACGTAAGGCCGCTTCCCCCTGCACTAACAAGAAAAGGCGGAATCACCGAGTCATATACGATTGGAGGAGCCACGCACACGCCAACGGGCAAGGGCGTGAACATTCTTGTCTATCGAACTGAAAGCAATGGAAACATCTTCTACGAAGTAGGGTCTCTTCCCTTGTTGAATGAGATTGGAGCCACGGGGCTTCAGGATGAAATTGCGTTTGTAGATATGCCCCCAGACCACGCTAACGTGGTAAACGCAGAGCCCCTGTACACCACCGATGGAACAGCCCAATCAGGATGCTTTGGGTCTTGCACTGACTTGGTGAAACACCAGAACAAGGTATTTGCAGCGGCGATTGACGATAACGTCTATATGTCCGTCCCTCTGACAGATGGTGAAGCTGTCAGGTTTCCTGCCGACACGTCCGAGTTTCAAATCAACTTTCCAGGTGACGCATCAAAGCTAACGGCCATTGAGGGCAACCTTGACCACTTCGTCATGTTCACCGAGGACAATGGCTTCTTTGTGTCGGGGAGAGGGCCTGACAGGCTCGGTGCAGGCGCGTTTCCTGCCCCTCGACTGTTTGCATCAGGGCAAGGCGCAAAGCCAGGAGCGGCCCACACAGACTCTCCTGTGGGCATATTCTACCAAGGGGAGCGAGGCATCTATCTGGTCGGAAGAGATATGAGCATCAACTACATTGGTGCTTCGGTCGAAGACAGGACCAGCAAGCTGGCCGTTAACATGTTGCGCCATGATCCCACCAACGAGGTGAGGATTATGCTGTCGAACGCCGGAACGTCGTCAGGCTCTGACCAGTACCTTATCTACAACTACTACTTCCAGCAGTGGAGCAGGTACACCATTGCATACACGTCATCCGCTCACCAGATAGCAGAAGTCTACAACGGGTCTAGCTTTCAAAGGCTGACGGCAGATGGCAAGCAGTGGGAGCAATCCACAACGGTGTTTCAGGACAACAGCACAAACTACGACATGGTTGTCGACACCGGGTTTATCTCCCCCTCGGGCATACTGAAAAAGGACAGGGTGTACAGGTTTATGTACCTGGGCGAGTACATGGGAGCGCATGAGGCAGAGGCGCAAATCTATGTGGACTACAAGACGGGCGACGAGGCGTCACCCACCCTAAACATAACTCAAGCACCGAGTGACATTTACCTGTATCGGGTACACATGCCCAGCCAGAAGAACAGGGCAATAAGAATTAAGCTTGTTCTAAGCGGCTCCACTGAGGCGGCTCGCCTTAACGGCATAGCCTTCGAGGTTGGGATTAGGCCTGAATCAACAAACTTTAAAACATCTCAAAACAGGACTTACTGATGTCTAGCGTAGCCCCATTTGTGACCCAAATGCTGCGTCAACAAGCAGCAGCAGAAGAGCAGCGACGCATGGTAAAAGATGCGGTGGCCGGCCAAGCAGCCTCTTCCATTATGAGACAAATCGCTATGGGAGAGATACAGCAAGAAATGGCAAGAGAGGCCAGGACCGGCAGGGCGCTTGAGGCCGCTGCCGGGGCAGAGTCCAGAAGAAGCGTTTCAAAGTCTCGGCTT